CATGGTAAAGGATGTCTACGAGAAGTCGAACGTAGATAATCCGCACGCCGACGGCACGCCGAGCTCGATTAGCTTTCAGCATGCCCGAAAGGCCGGCCAGGAATGGGGGGTGGGAACGCTCCCCGTGGAATTCAGTGGCGAAGATATGTCTGAGTCGCGCGAAATCGACTGCGGAGTGTACAGCGTTGAGTACAAGCCCACCCCGCTGTACGTAACCAAGCCCGATTCCGACCACCGCTACGAAGACCGCGAAGTGCCTTTGGTCTATTATCCGCAGGCGCCAACCCCCGCCCGCAGCCCCAAATACTAATGCTGCTTGCGGGACTGCTGTTTGCGGCGCTAGCCCTGTTCGACTGCTGGTTTACCGAGCACCGTTTGGTGGTGCTGGGACCGATAGCCGAGCTTAATCCGACCTTTGGGTTTTTGGCCCGCCACTTTGGGGTGGTGAGTGCGATTCTCCTGATGGTACTGGTGCCCAGCGGGATTGTGTTGGGGCTCTCGTTTGGGGCCGGCTGGGACAATTTGCTGTTGTTCGCGCTCGGCTGGCGCATGTGTATGTTTCTTGGCCAACTCAAAACCCTTGAAATCGAAGACAAGTTTCTCAAACAACTCGAAGCGGGGCGCAAGAAACAACCGCCCCCCGAAAGCTAGCCTACCAACGATGCGCACCTACCCGCCCTCCTGCGCCTTGGCTCCCCGCGTCCACCGGGTTGCAGCCGTAAGTTGGTAGGCTTTAATTTTATGCCCGAAAAACTCGAACGCAAACTCAAGGCCGAGGCCGCCAAAAAGGGCATGTCGCGCGAACACGCGAATGCCTATGTGTATGGGACCCTGCGGAAGACTGGTTGGAAGCCCAACCGCGAAAAGTGAGCGCCCCGGTGTTGCTGATAGCGGCGCTTTTGTGTCTTGTGGTGTGCGTGGTACTAGAGATTAACGCCCTCTTGGCGGGAGCCCTCGATGGAACAGACAGTCGAACGCAAGACTTACACGAAAGCCGAGGCTGAGCAGACCCTGGCGGCACTCGCGGCGGGGACGATTTCGCTAACCTGCGGCCGGCACAACTACGTCTACAAGCGTGGGGGGTTGCCGCCGCTGATGTCTGGCTGCCCGGAGTGCTGGAAAGTTTACTTTGTCTCTCAGTTCTGTATGACCCCCAAGGCGAACCAGGCCGAGTTCGTTGAGGGGCTCGAAGAAGCCCTTCACCATGCCGCCGAGTGCGACGACCGCGGGGAATTTGACTTCATTCCGTATGCACGGCCCCAAATTACAATTGAGAAAGGCGCCGAATAATGGCTACGTTTAACTCTGTGTTTGTTTTTTCGCCGGGCACCGGCAATGTTGCTGGGCCCAATGTGACGGTAGAAACCGTCGGGGCCACCAGCTCAGGCACCGAACACTCTATCGGCAGCCACAATTTAGTGATTCTGACCGCCGACGGAAACTGCTTTTTCCGCCTCGGCCCCTCTGGGGTCGCTGACGCCGTGAGCACCGACATCCCGCTCTGGGCAACCACCTACGTTCAGGTGGACATGAGCAATCAGTTTAACTCGATTAAGTTCTACAACCCCGGCGCCGGCAACATTCACTGCTACATCATCCCCATCGAGAAGTTCTAATGCGAAAACTTTTAACTTTCGTCGCGCTGCTGGGCATGTGGGCGCTGCCCGCTAGGGCACAGTTCGTGCCGGGGCCGGGCACCGGTGGGGCCTCCGCGGCCAACATCATCACTCAGTTGCAGACTCTAACGGGCTGCAACACTTCCGGATATGCGCTGGTTCCGCAGAGTTCGAATTGTCTGGCGGCTGGGGGGATTAGCGGCCTGACAACAGGCTATATTCCCAAGGCTTCTGGGCCAGCGACAGTAGTCAACTCGGCAGCCGATGATGGGATCACCAAAGCCAACACATTTACCTATACAGGTTCTGGAGGTATCACGGCGAGCGCGGGGCCGTTGACATCCGGGCTTCCTGGGGGCGGTGTAGGCTCAAGCATCTTTCTCCAGCAGGAAGGCACCGCACCGGGAAGTCTATCGGCATCCGGTCAGGATAACTGCTATGCCGACTCGACGCAGCATGGCCTCCTGTGCAACTTCAACGCGGGCACGACGCTTCCCTTGGTACAGGGACCGGCATCGAGTACCAGCGGTTACATGGCCGTATTTGGGGGAACGAATGGTGGGACAGTAAAGAACGGTGGCTTGATGTCCTGCACCGAAGTCTGGGGCGGTTCGGGAACATCTTTTGCCCTCACCAGTGGTGACGATGCTATCGCGGACAATGCCTGCTACAACGATTCTGGGCTGACGCGGACTATCGTGGCCGTGAAGTGCGCCAGCGACAATGGCAGCAACACGACTACCGTGAATCCTACGTTCGGCTCTGCGGGAACTGGGACAACGATTCTAAGCGGCGCTCTGACCTGCGGAAACTCGAACGCGATGTCCTCAACTGGAACCGTGAGCAACGCCTCTTGGACAACCGGCGCAGGCATCAACCCTGCCATGAGCGGTACGCTGACCGGCACGCATATCGTGATGATTGTGGAGTACCACTACTAATGAAACGCTCACTGCCCATCTATGCGTCCCTGCTGATAATTCTAACTTCGACGTTCTTGTCGGCTTTCTCCTCACAGGAAGTGGTCATTGCGAGGCGCAGGGCGGCAAGTGGTGGAACCGGAACATGGACTGCCGTCCAATATCCCGGCTCCTGCGGAGGCGGCTCGAACTGCACCTGCACAATCACGACAGGAAACACCACCTGTGCGATGACGGTTAACTCCACTCCTGCCGCCGGAGACTTGGGAATCGTAATCGGCTACCCGCAAGGAAACTCATCCACAGATGGGGCCACAATTACCAGCGTGACGAACCTTGGAGCCACCTTGACCCTCTCGCCAGGTTGTTCGGCGGGCTACAACACCTACCAACCGAACTGCTATTACGCCTTACCCTCAGCGATGGCAGGGGGTAGTGGAACCACCCTGACCGTGAACATGGGAGGCACAACCTCCAGCGGGAATGACTCCCGTTATTCCTACTGGCAGTTCCATCCAAGCGCGAACGGGAACAACGCGGCCCTCGATGTGGACACCGGCCTGTACTCCGCGAGCGCCGCGACAAATCCGGGGCCGTCATTCACTCTATCGGGAACGAACCCGGTGATTTGCCAGATTTGGCAACCCTACGGTGGTTTCACCGCCATCAGCAGCGTGTCCTCCCCATACAACACGCCGCTCTGGAAGCCGAACAAGATTGGAGTCTCATGCACACCGACCACCACTGAGCCTGCCACTTGGACGCCGGGAAGTTCCACGGCGGCTATTGCCGGGGCACTGGCGATTTCGTTCAATCCAACGGCGATGACCTACGATGGAGGATTCAACGGATTCGAGGCCGGAACTCCCGGCAGCAACGTAGCCTCTGCTGACCTCGGCTCATCCCAACTGGCGACAAACGGTGGCGGGGGCTACAACGGCTGCATCTGGACAACGAGCATCACCGCAATGACCGTATTTGACTACGACGCTTCGTCCTCGATGCCTCTGCTTAATTCGGTTGCGCGGCTATCGGATGGTTCATCTGTATCTTCTGGCGCTGGCTCGCAGGGGATTACATACGTTGGGCTTGGTTCCGGTACGCAGCTTGACGAAGCCATCTGCCAGATGAAGAACACGCCTCTGGGAACCGTTACAGCGGAAATCAAGTGGAACACGGACCAAGTATTCGGAACGGATTGCAGTGGGACTGGCTGCAACAACGATTGCTTCACGATTCACGGATACACCGACTTTGCCGCCGTGAACTGCTACGGGACAACTGGAGGGTTATATTTCAATCTGGAAACAGCGGAAGGTAACGGGGCATCGCACGTTGCCTATACAACCAGCCAATGTCCCTGCACGCTCCAACTGACCTACCAGATAGGAAACGGGACCACGGCTGGAACACATTCCATGACCATCCTCGACAGCAGCGGAAACCAAATCGGCTCGACGCAGAGCCACGCCGGGGCGGTAAACACCGACAACGTACAGGCCATTTATATCGGCAAGAACAACACTTCAACCATCACCACCGGACGGAACTACCGCGAGGACAGCCTGTTGTTCTGCTTCGGATGCTCGTCGCTACTTCCATGAGACGCCTCTTTATCCTCGCGGTGCTGCTGTTCTGTCCTGCGCTCCGCGCCACAACCTGCACCGCGACGACTACCAGTGCGGCGGACGTTCAAACGGCACTGACGGCCTGCGCGGGAGGCGGGACCGTCGTCATTCCGGCATCGAGTGGCGTAACCGACTGGGGCAGCACACAAGTGACCCTCACAATGACTGGAGCGGTTACCATCCAAGGCGCGTCGTCCTGCTCCGCCGGATGCTCACCCGGCTCGGGCGGCGTAGGTCTAGCCTTCAACGACAACTCAGGAACCTGCTCGGGTGCGGGAACGTGCATCAAGCTGTCGTATTCGAGCGGCGGGGAACCGTTTCAGATTACGGGGTGCTCGGCCACGAACTTCCTGACACTTTCCAACATCACGTTCATCGTCAATTCGGCCAACACCAGCGGGTCGCTCAACATCAACTGCGGTAACGCCACCTACAACCAAGTCGGCATCCGCCTGCACCATATCCACTTTCTCAGCAGCGTCGGCTCCTGCGTGCCGATGAAGATTACTTCGATCTGGGGGCTGATTGACCACTATCTCTACGACGACACGGTAGGCTCGACCAACTCCTGCGCGGCCTTCTCGGTTGAAGGGGACCACGCCAGCGTAGGAGCAAAGAACTGGGCGCTGGCGTCGAATCCCGTAGGTACGAACAACTGCATCATCGTTGAGGATTTCGCCTTCAACTACACGAACCCCTCGACGGAAGGCACTTGGGACGCCTACTCAGGAGCCTGTGTAACCGAGCGGTACGGAATCGTCACTGGCAACCAGATTGGCGGAGGACACGGCACCGATTCCGGCTACCTGCGTTCAGTCCTTAGTGCCGAGGTCTACAACCTGACCATCAACAGTTGCCCGAAGCTCGGCGGCAGCAACGAAGCGATGATGAATACCCGTGGAGGCGTGCTGCTGTTCTACAACAACACCTTCACGTCGAATCTCTGTACCGCCATCCTGCTTCAATATCTCCGGGCCTCCGGGCAGGCATCTTCACAATCCTGGGGAACGTGGAGCCAGTACATCAACTGGACGCCTGCCTCCACGACCAGCACGAACTCCCTGTCCGATGTGGTGACGGTCAGTGCCGCCGACTGGCAGGCATCGCACTCCTATACCTGCTCGGCTTCTTCGCCCTGCATCATCGGCCCTGGCGCGGCTCCGGTTGCGACAGGCTCGGTCAGCGGTTCAACCGCGACCTTCACAGGAACCTTTGCAGCCGCGTGGGGTTCACGGACAACCTTCCACGTCCTTGGGTGCAGCGGGTCGAGCTACAACTACAACTCCGGCTCTGGAACTCCAGTATTCACGGTGAGCACCGCGAACGCTACGACCATTACCGCGACCTTCACCGGCTCGCCCAGCGGGTCCGTCTCAAGCTGCACCCTTACCGAAACCGGGAACCTCGGGATAGGCTCAAACATCCCCAATTCGGGCGGGTTCAACTATATGTCCACCTCGAACTGCACGAGCAACGGAACGGAGCCAGCATCGTGGGGACAGACGTTCTATCCACCGAGCACTGTCAGCGACAATACCTGCACATGGACGAACATCGGGGGAGGCGCGTCACCGGCTCCCGGCTCTCCGGGTACGAACGCGGGCTTCAAGTCAGGCGCTCCTGATACCTCCTGCTCTACCGGCGTGGATTGCACCTACTACGTGGACGGAGCAGGGACGCATGGAGGGACATTCGCCGGGGGTTACCCTCCACGGGACTGCTCGGGCTGCACGGGTGGGCAGGTAGTGTACGGAAGCTACGCCTGGAACAATTCAGGCTCTGGGCTGCCGAATCCCATGATTGTGGCTGACTCAAACCTTCCTGCGGGACTGATCACGCTCAATACCGACTTCTTCCTGACCGGACCCCCGGCGGGCTATACACCCTACACCTACCCTGACCCACTGCAAGGGGCACCGGCACCAGGCACGACCATCCAAGGCGTGACGGGAACCGGCGTGACGATTCACTTGCTACGGTAGGCATGTGCTGATAGATTAACGCTTACGCTGCTGCAGCCTCAAAATGGAGCTCTTCTAAATGGCTGAACTTCCTACGGGCGGGACCACCACACGGCCGAACGACTCCGGAATCTACGGGCAGAACGAAACCGAGATTCTTCAGAGCGTCTCTAACGTGCTGATGCGTATGCGGTATTTTAGGCGGCAGCTCGACCCCCGGCGCTCACTTTTCTATCGCCAATACGTTGGGCAGCGCGACCCGCGGTCGTTCCCCGACAACGTCACCCCGCGCTCCAACACCTTTATTCCGTACGCATTCTCGAACGTCGAGACCATTGTCAGCCGCGTACTAGATGCCTACTTCTCGGTTGAGGACTTTTTCGAAACCCGCGGCCGCGCTGGCCGTGACGAACCCAACGCCGAAAAAATGCAGCTCGTTATGAGCTACATGCTGCACAAGGCGAAGTTCAAGCTGCGCTTCGAGGAATTGATTCGCAACATCGTAATCTACGGCCACGCCGGTATCAAGGTCGATTGGGACTGGGAATACGATACCATTGTGTATCCGAAGCCTGAATTCAACTATGTCCCACAAATGGACCCCATGACGGGCCAGCCCGCCATCGACCAAAATGGCCAGCCGGTTATGGGCCCTGAGCTCGACCCGGTTAGCGGCAACCCGAAGATTATTCGCACCGTTCCCACCCCCATGCGCATCCCGCGCATGTGCCCGAAGTTTATCCCGATAGATATCTTCGACCTAATGGTGGACCCCGACGGCCGCACAGTCTGTCACCTGTGCGACAAAACCTGGGCCGAGATGAAGCGCGAGTATGAACAGAACAACAATGCCTACCGTGCCGAGGGTATGAAAGAACTCGCCGACCGCCTTTCCATGGAGCCCAACTCCGACGCGATTATCATTCGCCTGGCGGAACTCTGGGACGTTACCAACAACACCTGGACTATCACCACGTTTGGCGAAGACGCCCGCGACTCCATTACCTGGAAAGACCTCCGCTACGGCTTCCGCGCCATGAACTACTCCACCTACCAACGCAAAGCCTACGGCGGCCCGAACATTCTACTGTTCCACGACAAAAACCCCTACCTCCACCAGCGCAACCCGATTCTCCACACCTCGTTCATCAAGCTCCCGAACGAAATCTACGGTATGGGGGCCATCGAAATCATCAGCGACCTAAACGAATCCATGAACCGGTTCGTCAACATGATTGTCGACAACTGGAACGTCAACATCAACAAGCGCTTCGCCTACGACGTAAACATGGATATTGACCACCGGGCCTTAAACAACTTCAACGTTCCCGGCGGCAAGGTGGGCGTGAGCGGCGACCCCTCGAAGGCGATTTTCCCCCTACCCCAGTTCACCCCCGCCCAAGGCGACTACCTGCTGCTCGACATCTACAAGGGCATGATTGAAATGACCTCGGGCGTGTCGGACTTCTACGGCAAGGGCATCGGCACGCCGCAAGGCAATCGCACCGCCACCGGCATCGCCCAGGTGGTTGGCGAATCGAACTACCGCTTCAAAATGTTCATTCGCAACCTCGAAGAAGACATTTTGGTGCCACTGCTAGAGATGTGCGCGGTGCTCGTTCAGCAGTACGTCACCGACGTGATGGAGCTTTCGCTCACCGCGAACCCGCCCACGATCCCCAAGTACCCTCTGGTCAACCCCGAAGAACTCATCGGCAACTACCACTTCGACATCGTGGCGGCCAACTACGCCACCAACAAAATGTTGAAGCAGCGCAACATGATGGCGCTCGCAAACATTCTAGAGGCCAACCCCTATATCAATCCTCTAGAGGCCACCAAGGAACTTTTGCTCGCCTTCGATCTGCGTGACCCGCGGCTGCTCAAAACCGAGCAACAGGTCCAAATGGAACAGCAGCAAGCCATGGCCCAGCAAATCGACATGATGATTCTGGAAACCATGCTTAACGCCGAGTCTAAGGCGCGCATCTCCCAAAGCAAGCCTATGAACTACAAAGACGAACGTGGACGTCCTCGTCAGGTTCAGCATGAGGGGAAAATCCCCGGTGCCGGCCTCACGGGCATGATTCGTCACTTCGCTCAGGCCCACGGCTCGACCGCACTCGGGCTCGAAGGCCTGGGCGGCAACGAGCCAGTGGAGGGCTAATGTTTGGACGCAAAGTTGAACCCATAGTCGTGACTAAAGTTCTGGAGGTGGAGCGCCCCGCCGCCCTCCCCGATATCGACCACGAAACTCTCGCAACCCTTCAGCACCACCCCGGGATGCTCTATCTGCTGGCCAAACTTCGCCTCCAGAAGGCCTATCTCGACAACAAGCTTCGCTACGAATGCCAACCCGACCTTCGCTCCTACGATATGTTGCAGGCCGGAATCTTCTGGGCTTCGTGGCTAGAACGTCAGCTCGAACAGGAACTCACCCTGAAAAAGGCTCCCCCGCGACTGGCGGACCCCTCCGAGCTTGATACTTTCTCGCAAGTTTCCGACCAGCTAACCCTGGTCGGCCGCACTGAGGGCTAACTCTCTCAGCGCACTAAATCCCCCACTAGGAGATTCAAGTGCCCAATCCTCAAGCGCCCAATCCCGGAACCATGTCAGTTGACAACTCTGGGGCCCCAGGCGCCGATTTAGACTTTGATTCGTTGTTTCCCCCGGAAGGCACCGAGGGAGCGGCACCACTAGCGCCGCCCGCAGCCGCGGCTACTCCCGCGCCTGCTGCCCCCCAGCAAGACCAATTCTTTTTGGACGTGAGCGATAAGACTAAATATCGCACACGCGAAGACGCCGCACGCGGCATCGCCGAAAAGGACTCGGTCATCGAGAAACTCCGCAAAGAGATAATCGATGCAAAAGGCGTTGACCCCCTAACCGGTCAACCGGTTCAGCGGCCCGTTCCACTAGAACAGGTAAGCTACACTCAAGACCCGAAGCGCTTTGTCTCGGACTTGAATGCGGCTATTCAAAAAGCTGACCCCTCTGCCTTTTATCAGACCTTCGAGAAGCTCATCAACGAGAAACTTTCCCCCTATGGGCCAGCCCTCGCCACCGTGTCGCGTTCTGCGGCCGTGGAAATGGTCGGCAACGAGGTAAAGTCTATCCGCGACTTCATCAGCTCTGAAGATTATCGCTCTACGCTTGCGGCGGTTCCCGGTCTTAAGCGCGCCATCGAAACAGCCGAACTTGACCCCAGGTATTCTGGAGACCTTCCGGAAATGTATCGGCTGGCATTCTATGCCGCTCAGGGCCGCAAAGCACTGACAGGGAACGGAGCAACCCCTCAATCAGTTCCTTCTAATCCGGCTCCTCAGACTCCCGTACGACAGCCCTTGAATGCGGGTTCACTCCCCGCGCCCACCGGCGTTCCTGTACCGACCAGCACCGAAACGATTCTCAACGACCGTGCTTCTCGCCAGGAATACCTCAAGCGCATGCAAGGGGACCCCTCGAACCCAATCTTCAAGCAAACTTTCTAAGGGAGCTGGTGGCGGTCAACCCGCCGAGGAAATCTAAATGCTTCCGAAATATCTTCGGATGGCACTGGCCTTGCTGGGCCTGGGCGCTGACGTTGTGACAGTCGCCGCGGGCACCGCGGGCGTTGCTGGCAGCACGACTGCGGAACTCATCACCTATATGTCCGCGCGTCTGCTCGAAGTGGCCGAACTCAACACGATTCTCGACCAGTTCGGTGACAAGCACCCGCTCCCCAGCAATGCGTCCCGTACCATCCGCTTTAACCGCCTTGAGAAGTTCGCCGTCTCGGCTACCCCGTCTCAGTTGGTTGAGGGTATCCCGCCGGACGCCAACGGCCTCACCATCAACCAGATTGAAGCCTCGATTGAGCAGTACGGCTTCATCGTTCGTCTGTCGGACTTGGCTGAGCTTACCGCCCGCCACCCGATTATCGAGCGCACGATTTACGTGCTGGGGTTGCAGGCTGCCGAAACCTACGACCAGCTTATCTTCAACGTGTTGAATGCGGCCACGAACGTCTATCGCCCCAACGGCCGCGTCGCCAATACCGGGCTGGTTGCCACCGACCTTGTCGGCTACAACGATTTGATTGAGCTGCAGGCCGCTTTGCTGGACCAGGGCGCTCGCCCGTACGAGTCTGGCGCTTTCGTGTTTGTTGCGCCCCCGCAGGTTTATGCGGGTATGCTGAAGGACCCGGATTTCAAGGCCAGCAACCAGTTTGCTGCGCCCCAGAAAATCTGGAATGGCGAAGTCGCTTCGCTGGGTTCTTTCCGCGTGGTGCAGTCGAACGCGCCGGGATTTGCGCCGGCCACGCAAAGCACCTCGGGTGCGACGAACAAAATTTACAGTTCGTTCGCCCTGGGACGCTATGCGTACCAAATCACCGACTTCCAGAACCTGCGACTCTACGTCGTAGCTCCTGGCGGTCAGGTTGACCCCCTGCAGCAATCCCGCAAAATCGGCTGGAAGTTCGCCTTCAAGTCGGTTATCACCAACCAGGCCTGGTTGAGACTTGTGCTCAGCTCTGGTCTTAATGCCGTAAATAACTAACGTAGAATCAACAACTTACGGGGGTCTGACTAAGTCTCGGGCCCCCCAAGAAGGTTAAAATGAAAGCCAACCCACTAGGCCACCTCGACATGGAAGTGATCCATAACGGTGTTATGGAGACTCCCGGCAAAACGGGTGGAAACCGATTTATGCGCCAGGCGCACCAAATCGGCCACACCGTCAACGAGGGTGGTCACGACCGTATGGCTTCCCAGCCGCCCACCTCGCGGCATCCGCTTGAGATGTCGCGTCAGCACGTCGGCAGCGGCGCCGTCGACCACGGCGACAATCAGGGAAGCTAGTTTCGACGGCGAGCGGCGCAAGTCGCTCGCCGCAAATTTCTAGGAGAGCAGAATGGCAACGAAGGAAACTGAAGTTCAGGAAGTAAAGGCCCCCAGCACCCCCTTAGTCGACCCGAACGCCCGGCAACTCGTACAGATGCCCACCGAAGATGTCTACGGCTACGAGGCGCCGACCTTTCGAATTAACGCGTTCGAATTCAAGCCCGGCCACACGTATTCGCTACGCGCCGAACTCGCCGGGGAGCTGCGCAACCGCATCTCCATCTGGGAGACCCAGCGCAAAAAGCTCGTCATGGCCCAGAGCGACAAAAAGGCCCAGGCTGCAGTTATGCAGTACGGTGCTGCGGCTGCGTCGGGCACGGCAGGCGAAGTTGAAGTTGTCGGCTAACTTCGACCCCGAAGTCTATCAGCAGGATGGGGCGTTTCCTGCCGAATGTCTCCCGGTGGTTGAGAAGTTGGATGCGCTGCTCCGAAAGTGTGCGTGGCCAGTAAATGTGACTTCGGGTTATCGACCGCCCGCGGCCAATGCTGCCGCCCACGGCGTCACCCACAGTCAGCATATTTATTCGGCTTCTGCGGCCGCCGCCGACTTCCAACCCGAAGGCGACGTCAGCGAATTGCGCATGCGCCCGCTGTTTGATGCGCTCGCCCAAAGCCAGCTCGACTTCGACCAGATTGGCCTCGAATGGAATCCAACGACCAAGCGCTACATAATCCATATCTCGGCGGTCATTGGGACCGGGCGCCACTCGGCCTTTCAGGGCCCGGAGGGCGGCCCCTACCACCCAGTGACAACGTTCCCAAGCCAGTCGTTTACTTCGTCCGCCACGGCGACACCGCCTGGAACGACGAACGCGAACGCCGGCTCCGCGGGCACGTAGACGTGCCGCTGAATGCGAAGGGGCGAGAAGCTGCGGAGCGCGCCGCCGAGTGGTTTGCTGCGCACGCTTGTCCGTGGTTAATTCTGGCCGGCCCCCTGTCGCGCACCTGGGACACCGGGGAGGCTGTTGCAGACGCCACCGGCGTGCCGATGATTGAGGCCCCAGCCGCCAAAACCTGGAACACCGGCGACCTCGACGGCAAACCTTCAAAGGCAGTTGACCCCTTAATCGCGTGGTTCATCGACAATCCCGACGAGGAAATCCCCGGCGGCGAAAGCTACGGAACCTTTCTTGCTAAGTGGATTCCCTTTGTGCGGTCGCTTATGACCGCCGCTAAGGCCGACCCGTCGCGGCAGTTCGTGGTCGCCACCCACCACGCGAATCTTCTCGCCCTCAAGGGCATGCTGAACGGGCAACTCCGGGTTCAGCACGACAAGGAAATCGCACCCCCCGGCGGAATTATCGCACTCTATCCGCTACCCAAACCACACATCAAACTGGTCTTCGCCCAATCATGACTAAACTCTGGCAATTTATAACAGCCAACCCGGCGCTGGTAGCCTCGGCGACCGCAGCGCTCTCCCATTTCTGGTCGATTTTCGCCGGCTCGCTCGACATGCCGGACGCAAAAGACGGCCACTTTTATCGGTTCGCCTTCAAGTTTGCCAATCGACTGGCGGGAAACTATGCACGTGCCGCGGCTTGCGACGATAAGCAGGGCAGTTAGAATTCTTCGAGATTTGGCGGTAGGGGCCTTGGCGCTGACGATTCTAGGCGTTGTGCGCCACGAAACCCCGCGGGTAGACGCGCTGATAAGCGAATCTACCCTTACCGCCAAAAACCTCCGGGAGGCATCCGCGCAGTGGCGGGATGCCAGCGCCGCCCAAAGCAAGGCGGCCACCGACAGCGAAGTTAAGCTAAACGCCACACTTGACAGTGTGAATCAGGCCGTTCGGGACTTTAACCGAGGTAGCCAAAAGCTCATGGTCGCCGGTCAAGTCGCTCTCGAACACATCACGCTGGCCACAGACGATTTAGCTAAACAAGGTTCTGACGCGGTGGTTGCGATTCAGCAACAGGCCGCTGCCCTTGCCCCGGTTGCTGCTGACGCTCACCTGGCAATGGCGCAAGCCATAAAAGTGTTGGGCGACCCCGCCATTCCCGAGACTCTCGGCTATATTCGAGATACCGCGCGCGAATCGGCCGGGGTCACCGCCGACACCCACCACGTCACCACTGTCATCGCCGGCAAGGTTGATGACGCCGCCAAACCCCGGGGAAAGGTGAAGTCGGCCTTTTCCGCCATCAAGAACTTTCTCGAAATCGCTTTCTACATTCACAGTTTCTAAGGAGAACCAATGGCAAATAAGTTTGTGTCGTTTCTAGAGGCAGTAGGCGCCGACTTCAAAAAGGGTTTTGAGGCCGCCTTCCCATATGTGGAAAAGGCCACCCAGATTGCAGCGGCGGCCGAACTGCCTATTAGCTCCCTGGACCCCGCCGTTGGGGTGGTATTTTCGGCAGTGGTAAACGAGTGCCTTAACGTTGAGCAAAAGTTCGCCGCCATGGGCCAGCAGACCGGCAGCGGCCCGCAGAAACTGCAGACCGTTGCGCAGATTCTCGGCCCGGTGATTACGCAGGTTTTTCAGGCCACCGGTCGCCCCACGGACGCTGTTACCGTTAATGCCTATATCAGTGCGGTGGTTGCTTTCCTGAATGCGGTGCCAGCGCTGAATTCGGCGCCCGCCCCCGCACCGGCTCCGGCTGCGCCGCCCGCAACTCCGCCCGCTGGCGGTGGCTAATGGACTCAGAGCTTGTCAAACATTTGCTGGAACTGAAGGCCGGTCAAGCCGCGATGGCTACCAAGCTGGATGGTTTGGACGAGACGGTGAAAGCCGTCGCCGCTAATCTATTCCCGCGTGTCGGCAAGCTCGAAGCTGCACACAATCGCATTAAAGGCGCGGCCGCCTTGGGCACCTCGTTGCTCGCGGCGGCCGAGGCCTGGTTTCACTTGGGGAGAAAGTAGCATGCTGAAGTTTCTGCGCAGGCTGGCGGTGGTGCTGGTGGTGGCGGCTGTGCCGGCATTTGCCCAAGGCACCCACTTTCGGGACAACGTGACGAACAAAGCTGGGAACCCAGTCGCGGGCGCGGGGGTGCGGATTTGTGTGTCCGGTTCGACCGGGACGCCCTGCACGCCGCTGGCCTCTATCTATAGTGATTCAGGGCTAACCAGTCCGATTACGCAGCCGGGTTTTACGACGGGCAGCGACGGGGTTTATGAGTTCTATGCGGCCCCCGGGCGCTACGACGTGCAGATTTCCGGGAGCAGCTTTAACACGGTGACGGTGCGCAATGTAAACGTACCGTGCGATGTAAGTCAAGCGCAGGCAGGGTGTGCGGCAGCGAGCATTGTGAACTCCCCCCAGACCAGCTCGGCCACACCGGTGCAGGTGGGTTGGCTGTGGTACCCCGGGACACAGAGCGGCTTAGTGACAGCCCCTACCAGCGGCCCCACGCTTACCAACGAGAGCAACACCGGCGGCACCATTGCCGGCAACCAGACTATCTACTGCGTGGACGTGTATGAGAACCGCAACGGGACGACCACGCAAAGCCCGCAAACCTCCCTGGCGATACCCGCCGGCACCAACACCAACATGGTCGCCGCGGTTCAGGGGGACTTAAACTGGCGCACCGGCGCCAAGGGCTATCGACTTTACTGTGGGACCGCAAACGGCGGCCCCTACTACTTGCAGCAGCAGCAAGTTTTGTCGGTGAACATTTCGTCGGTGGTGGCCTCGGCGGCGAACGGCTATACCGGCGGTGGCGGCAACTGGGCGCTCGTCACCACCTCTTCGGCGCACGGCGTGTGGACGGGCATGAGTGTGACGATTGCTGGCGTGACCAGTTGTAGCGGGGGAAGTCCGAATGGAACGTTCACTGTAACGCGGTCCCCATCGAATACCAGCTTTGTTATTTCTATTGGCAGTGGGGTCTCGGGCTGCGATGCGAGCTCGGGGACGGTCTCTTGGACAAACGAAATCAACGCCAACCACGCGCACCTGACGTTCGGCTATTTTATTATGTCGCAGCTCAACGGGAGCGGCCCTACTCCACCGGGCTCAAACACAGCGGTGATTGATCCACTACAGGTGGCGCTTAATGCGACCTGTCCGGGGGGCCCGCAGGCGAACGTATGCGCTGGCATTCTACAGGTTCCGGCGGCCGGCGCCACGCTCACCACAGAGCTTATTGTCTCTAACCAAGAAGAGCTTATAGGCCCCACCACTCCGCGTTCCGGCACCTCACCTATCACTTGTTCGTGGGCTGACCCATGGGCGGGATGCGTAATGGTAATCGGGAGCAGCGGCAGCGAAAGCCACGGAATTTATATTCTCAGCGCAGGCAATGGCCTGATGCTAGCCGGGACGAACGTGAGCAGCCGCTTTGTGGGCGGTTCGATTGTATCTGGTTATCCCGGTGCACACGGGCTCTACGGCGCCGTTCGCATCATGTCCGGGACCGGCCAGATTTTCAGCAACCACTTCGAAGACGTCTACATGAGTGGGGACCGCGCCGCCGTATTCATCACCAACTCCATTGGCTCCACGCTGGTGTTTAATGGGGGCCGGTGGGACACGGTGATTTCGGCTTTCGCGGATGAAAGCGGCCCCGGCGACCCCGACCGTATGGGCATCGGCGTGGGCGGGGCGATTTCAGGGGTGGTGCTGCAAAACATCATCGCCGAGAGCGGTACGGGAGTGATGCTGGACCTGAGAAACATCGGCCCAATCGTCAGCAACTTTTTGCTCGCTGACGCGACCCCCGCCGCCAACACGCCCGCCCCAGTCCGCCTTGGGATTGACTCCTGGGGCAGCGGCAGCGTCATTAACACCGAATTCCGGAACATTCGCTTTATCAGCAGCGGAAATTATGGCGCCGTGGTGCAGTATACCTCAAACTCCGGAAACAGCTTTGGCATTCAACTTTTCGAGAACGTGACCTTTGGCGGCAATACAGTGTGCATTGACGAGGGCAGCGTTCTAGGTACCACGCCTATCGCGCTTATCAACGTCGGCCAATGCGACCCGACCCCCGGCGCGGGCCATGTAATCAACTACGGGGCGGCGGGCACCGGAATCAGCGTGGTAGGCGCCTACGGTTCCGGCTATCCCTCCATGTTCGGGCGCTCCCTAATCCAGGCCCCAGAGGCGGGGGGCTTCCCGAGCAAGGCGCGCCATTGGTTCATTGACACAGCCACCAACAACAATTACTGTCTCAATCCGCCTGGTACCTTTACTACTAACGCTATTACCCAAGCCGATTTCTGCGTAGACAACGCCCACAACCTTAGCGCCCCCAATGGAAGCCTAAAGGCGTTTTCCTACATCTTTGGGGGCACTCCGGGAGTAACCGGCTGCAGTGTCACTAACGTGTTGGGGGGCGCAACCGGAGGCTCTTTTAAGAGCGGCACCACTGGGACTTGCACCGTCACCATCACCCCCGGTATCACCGCCACCAACGGGATTGGTTGCTGGGCCAAAGACCTAACCACCCCCGCCGATGAACCCAAGCAAACCGCCTATACTACCACTACCGCCACTTTGTCCTGGACCACGGTGAGCGGTGACTTGATTACCTACGGTTGTGGACCCTTCTAGGAATCCCCAATGCCAATCATCGTTTCCCCTAGCGGCAGTTTCATCGGCGGACCGAGCTTCACCACCACGGTCCAGGACGTGATAAACTGCGTGTCTCAAGACGTACGCAGCCAACTGGGCACCGCGGGCTCCGACGCCGACATTCTAATCGACTATATAAACCGCATCTCCATGGGGATTCTGCGGTATTCGCGCTGGGCTTTCTTGCTGTCGGGCCCCCAGGAATTCATCACCCAGCCCGAAGTCACCGACTACTGGTTTGGGGCGACCGGCGGCAACCCCCCGGGTAGTGTCGACACCGGGCTCAACATCTCCAACGCCGACCAAATTCAACAGGGCTCAGTCTTCGATCGCTCTAACCTGGTTCAGCTAGAACGCACCGACTTCAAGCCCAACCTAACCGCCTTTATCTTCAAGGATGCCAGCTCGCGCCCGGGCAAACCCAAGCAATGGAAAAACAGCAACGACACGCCCTACATTCTCAACATCTACCCCGGGCCCGACAACCAAAACACCTACACACCGATTCCCGACGCCCCCATTGTAAGCACCGTAGCGGGCGGGTCGCTCCCGGGGCGCCGCTACTACGTTAAGAACACTATCGTAGATTCGGCGGGGGGCGAATCCAGCGGCTCCGACAAAGAAGCCTACATCTATGTGCCGGCGAACTTTCTGCTGGTGGTGCAGCCCCCCAACCCGGGGGTCTCGCAGGCCGCGTCAGGAATTCTCTATAATCAGTTCAACGTTTACGCCTCCACCCAGTCGGGGAGCGAAACCCTTCAAAATGTTTCCCCGCTCACCACTGCGTGGACCGAGCCTACCAGCGGCTTAATCAATGGAATTCGCTCCGTCCCCTCTACCACCACCGTCGAACCCCTCAACGGCTACATCATCGAATTCCGTTACTACCAGCAGCGCCAGATTCTTTCGGACGTTTCGCAGGTTCTGCAAATCCCCGACATCTACAAAGACATTGTGTGCGCGGGGGTCAACTGGCTTACCTACAAGTTTCTTCGCCGCACTATGGAATCCCAAGAGTGGGAACAAATCTACAAAGCCGGCCTCGTCGAAATGATTAAGGACAAGAATCTCTTCCCCGGCGAAAACCAATTCATCCGGCCCGACAGCTCTTCGGCGTGGCAGCCGCTTGGTGCGTTCGAGGTCTTCGACCCGAGCAACTGGCCGAACTTCACCTAACCCATGGCAAACGCCCAACCCAAGACGTTTCCGTTCTCCATGGATTGGATGGAGAACTTTCGCTACCAGGAAACCCGGTACATCTGCGACGACTTTACGGGCTGCGGGCAGGACTCTTTTAGTCAGCCCCCGGGCCAAGACCCCAGTATGTTCGCGGCGCTCACCAACATTCAGCCTACCGTGCGGCGGGTGATTGAGCGCCGTTGGGGCTATGAGCTGTTCAGCAACCCCGCGTTCGCCGTAAACAATCTCGCGGTCTACCAAAACCAAACGCTCGGGCAGAAAAACATCTTCTACACCGGGCCAACCTCGGTGGCCTACACCGACGAAAACGGTGCGGGGCTCGCCACTTTGTTCACGCCTTCCAGCCCCACCCAAAAAGTCCGCATGGTTTCGAGCCGCGACTGGGCCTACTTTGCGGACGGGGTGCCGGCGGATTTGCTCAAATGGAACCCCGGCGTTAGCAGCACCACTTCTATGTGGGGCCTGAACATTGGTCAGATTGCCACCCAGGTGTTCGGGCCTAATTCCCCTACCGTTGTCACCAACACTGGCTGGACCAACCCAAACAACGTAAAGGCGCTTGATGGGGCCGTGGCGACCATTACTGCCACAGCCGGCGCCTATCCCGCGAACAAGCTGATTGCCAAAACCTACGGCTTTAGCATTCCGGCGGGCGAAATCGTGCAGGGCATTCAGGTTGATGTGTATCCGACGGTGTTTACCACGGCGGGGCATTCGGGGCACACAAACGGCGTTAATGGGCTTACGATTACCCTACAAAAAGTCGCCGGGACCAACTACGGAAACGCTGAAGCCATTCAATCCGCATACGTTCCCGGCGAGGGTGCCAACGTTATCCCCGTAAACCAATACAACACTGTTGGTGGCCCGAACGACCTGTGGGGCGGAACCTGGTCCCCCGCGGACCTCAACACCAGCACCTTCGCGGTCTCTATGGTGGCCGGCACCAACCTAGGTACCCCAACCATCTCTATCGACCACGTACGCGTCACTGTCTACACCAACGCCCCCGCTGTTACCGTGGGCGCGCCCGGCGTCGGCAGCATCGATCTCGCGGTCGGCCGCAAATACTTTTACATCTTCCGCAACTCCCAGTCCGGACATTCAAGCGACCTAAGCCAGGCGAGCGTCTCCACTGGCCCGCTCACCTCCAACGACGTTCCGCTCTCCGGAATTCCGGGCTCCACCGATCCACAAGTCGACACCTGTACGCTGCTAGCCACCGCCGACGGCGGCGACGAAACCACCCTTTACTGGCTCACCGACCTCCCCAACGGCACCGCCACCTACACCGACAACACCCCCGAAGCGACCCTCGAAGCCAGCAACGTCTACCAAGACACCGACTCCTCGGGGAACTTCCACGGGGTCGCCGACAACTCCCCACCGCCCAACCTTCTCTACCCTATCGAACACCTCGGGCGCATCTATGGCGTGGTGGGTCAGGGGCTCTACTACTCGAAAAATCTCGACGACTGCACCACCGCCTCGGGGCTCATCACCGGGAAATGGGAAGAGGCCTGGCCGAGCTTCTACGTTATGGACATGAGCTTGGGGGTGGAGTTTGCGCGCGGGCTACTAAGCGACGGAGTTTATCTTTACGTCGGCACCGAGCGCACCATCCGCAAACTCTCCGGGGATTCGCCGAGTAACTTCGGCGCCGCCCCCGAAGTGTTGTTTAGCGACGTGGGGATTCTCAACCAAGATGTCTGGGTGCGGACCTTCCGCGAGGGCACTCCGGCCGGGGTAATCTGGCTCACCCCCGATGCGCGTGTAATTCATTCCGACATGAACACTTACGCGGACATCGGAACCAGCATACAGGATGTGCTCAACTCCATTAACTTGACAGTCGCCCAGGCGATTTCCCATGCCGCCTTTTACTCGAATGCCCCCTACGATATTTATGTGCTGGCCGTGCCTACCGGCGCCAGCACCGTCTGCGACACCCTATTAATCTATGACCTTCGCTACCAGCGCTGGTACGTCTGGAAGCCAACGGATGCCTCCACCAGCCTGCTTGCCAATGTGACCCTCGGGGGCGTTCCACAGCTTATCCAGGCCGCTCCCAGCGCCTACGCCTACCAGTATCTCTCAGGTCTCACCCAAGACCGTGTCAACAACACCCCGGTGGGCTTTACCTCTACTATTCAAACTAGCTTTCTCAATCTCGGCGACCCCACGTTGCGGAAAGTGTTGAACGAATGTGAGATTAGCACCGGAGACAATTCGCTCACTTTGTCGGTTGATGGCGCAAATACTAACGCGGATTTCGCAGCGCCGTACTCGGTCGTCTCCGCCCGCCCGTTAGTAGTCGGGCCGCTGGGCGACTACAAAGTTTATTTGGCCGGCGCAGTCACCAAACATCGCTACTATCGCCTAACCTTTGTGTCGCCGGGGACCAGCTCCATTATTCTCGCCGGCTATAATCTAGATATGGTTCCCTTGCACCGCGTCTAACCCATGGCCACTATTCGACTTACCGAGCGCGACCTCCCGAAGCTCAACCGCATTTTAACCGAATATTCGAACGATGCGACGAAGTTTCGCTCCGTCCAAGCCCAAATTGGCGCACTGGTCACCATGAACAACTTCGACGACATCAACCACGCCCGGGTGCTCGAAGACAATATGGTTTTTATGTGGAACGGGGGCAGCCTCACCATTACCTGGGCCCAGGGCTACATCAAACTCAAGGACGGCTCAATCATCTCGATTCCGGCCGGCACCTCACAGGCACTAGTGGCCGACACCTACTACTGGGTGTGCTGGAACCAGTATCACCAAGTAATGAGCTTCGTGACCAGCCTCGACACCATTTTCAGTGTTACATCCGCCGCCATGAACACCTTTGTTTTGTGCCAGCTCAAAACCGGCTCCAACATTCAGACCGGGACGGCCGGCGGGGGCGGCACAAACTCTGGCGCGGGCGGCGCCGGTCTAACCGGCGGGCGCTTCTCACTTTTCTAAGGAGACCTCATGGAGGGTATTAGGTTAGCAACAGAAGCTGAAATTAGCCGGGTGGCCGAGCGCACCGACTTCGTCCCGGGCTGCGAGGTGTGGGCCCTCGACAATCGAAGCGGCTCGACGAATCTTGCGGTGGTGCGCAACTGTATTGAAATCGACCCCTATCAGATGGCCGAAGATGCACCGCGCAGCAAGAAGGTTGAGTTTATCTACGCACTTGAAAGCGGGCTGAAAATGCGCGGCATCCCTGTTTACTTTTTCTCGGTGGATGCCGACGCCGCTGAATGGCAGCAGACCGTTGAGAACTGGGGCGCCGAAAAGGTTTCGGCGGTCCCGCAGCTCCGCTACAGGAGAATTCTACATGGGCAGTTCAACCAAGCAAAAGAACCAGTATAACCCGGCGAGCATGTCGGCCTTCAACACACTAACCCCGCAGATGCAGGGTGTGTTGAGCCAGTACATGCAGAATCCCTGGCAGGCCGGCTACTTTCAACAGATGCTGCAGCAGGGCAGCTCGATGATTGGCCAGCAGGGCGCCCAGAACACCTCGAATATTCTGCAGAACGCCCGCACCCAGGGTTGGGCTGGGGCTGCCCCCAGCGCCTACACTCAGGGGCTGTTGGCCCAAAGTGGGCGCGGAACCTCGGCAGCTCAGAGCAATCTCTACGGAAACCTGCTGCTCGGCGCCCAGCAACTCCAGTCGGGCGCGGCCCAAACCGCGGCCGGCTACCGTCCGTTGCAAACCGGCACCACCACCACTCAGAGCGGTCTGGGTACTTGGCTTCCGCAGGCGATTACGGCGGGGGCGGGGTTGGCGCTGGCCCCAGTTACAGGCGGCGGAAGTCTGCTCGGCAGCCTAGGAAGTTTGTTTGGCCGCAGTGGCGGCAATGCTCAGGGCATCAACACTCAAATTTACGGCCCCTCACAGGGCTACGGCACCGGCCCTCTAACCGAGGATTCCGGAATCTTCCAGCCCACCTCTGCGGGCAACCTCGGGCCCTATACAGGTGTGGGTTCGTCGCCCGGCTACGGCAGCGGTTGGGGCCTCGGCTGGGGCTCTAACATTGCCTACCCTATGGGCCTGCCGCTGCTCTCTCCGCCCCAATAAGGACACTTAGATGCCTATTCCCTACGGCGACCCCTTTGCCCAGCTAACCGCCTACCTAAGCGGCCAGCAGCAGGACTTTCAGAATCTCGACGAGGCCAACTACCAACCGGGGGCTCCGCGCGACCCCGCAGTACAGGCTATGCGGGGCAGTAGCGCCCCGATGGGTTCGCGGGGGGCCGCTGCCGCGATGCCCCCCGAGCCAGCCGCCCCCCAAAGCTGGGAGGAGGCCGCCGGGAAAATGCTCAGTCCGTTTGGGGTGAAGCCGGTTTCGCCCAGTCCGTTTGCACCGATTCCGGAAAGCAACTTTACGCGCGCCCACCCGATGCTGGCGTCGGGCCTATCTAATGCTCTCCTGGGGCTCGCCGGCATGGGCCCCACCGAGTGGTCGGCGGGCGCGAACATTTCCAATGTGGCCCGCGGACTAATCGGCATCCCGCAAATGCGCCGCCAAGCTCAGATGCAGCAAATGGCAATGCCTTTTCAGCAGGCCGGACTTTTGTTCGGCCCGCAGGAACAGCAGGCCAAGCTAGAGTTTGAGCGCGCCCAGGCTGAGCAGGCCCGCGCTATGGCCCACTACCACATGGTGATGCCAGAGACCTACGAAAAAATGTGGACCCAGCGCGGTGTAGGTGCGGCTGAGGTGGCGGCCGGGGCCCGCCTCGACCCGCAGGCGCTACTCAACAAAAACCCCATGGCCTATTGGGCAATGGGTGCGCAGGGACTAATCCCCGACGTTGACCCGACGATGGCCTCAATGATGTATAGTAAACTGTTCCAAGACCAGTTGAGACTAGAACAAACCAAGCACCCCCCGCGCCCCGTGAAGCCCACAGGTCCCACCCCCGCCCAGCAAGCCGCTGCGGTGCGCACCTGGCAAACCCGTTCCAATGCCAACATCAACCGAGACTTCATGCTCAAAATGCCCAAGCCTGGCTCTGATGAGCAGCGCGCCTGGAACGCTAAAGCCCAGGCCGCGGGCATTCCCCGCGAACAACGCGGTGCCTGGATAGCCGACCAAATCGGCCACCACAATATGCAGGCCGGCCAGCTTCGCGACAAATATCTCTCCGACCCGAACAACCAAAACATCACCCCCCAGGACTTCTACAAGGCGCACGGCTGGGATGAAAAAACCAACTCCTTCCGCTAATGCCTGACGACTTCAACCAATTCGACCCGCAGACCGCTGAGGCTTTTCGGCGCCTAATCAACTACGGCCCTTTGTTCGGGCAGCGCCCCGAACAGCCCCCGACGGCCCAGATGCCGCGGAAGCCGCTACAGATGCCTTCGAGCGGCAGTCCCTCTACGGGCACGGCCAGCCAGGCCACGGTGCCGAACCCCGCGAACGCCGCTGCCCAGCCCCAGCACGTTGTCACCGATGACGAGCAGGCCAGCGGCCTAGGTTTCGACCGGCCGGGCATCGATGTTTTGCGCCGCCGCGCAGGCATCCCGGCGTCCGGAAGCATTCTGCCGGCGGGCCTGGGATTCGCCACCGGTGCCAGCGCCTGGGGCATTCAACCTGAAACCGAACCCGGCAAAGCAACCCTTAGTCCCTCCACCAACACCCTGCTGGCCCTGCAACGCTATCTCGTCGACCCCTTTGAGCGCATGGCCAAAGCTGGCGGGGAGTTCGGCGCCACTCAGCTCCCCGGCGCCCTCAGCCGTCTCTCGTACAAGGTGAGCGGCGAACCTCTAGGCCCTGTTGCTAGCGGTGTGGCTGCAGGCATTGGGCGGGTGGCGGGGGGCGCCGCTGCCGATCCCCGCAACTGGCCGTTCCTGGCTGCGGGTGCGGTCCGTCCCCTGTTAGAGAAGGCTCTCACCGCGGGCTTCACCGCCCAAATGGGCAAGGGCTACTACGACGCTCTGGTGCATTTGTCCGCCAACTGGGACAAAATGTCCGCGGAGCAGCGCGCCGAATATGCCACCCAGGCTGGGATTTCGGGGCTTCTGACCGCGGTTACTGCCAGCCATCTCGGTCCGCAAACCGCCCGCGAGGCTGTGCTTCGCACCGAGGGCGAACGGCAGGCGCTCCGTGCGGAGCCCGCAACCGCAAACGTTTTCGCCGGCCTGCCCCCCAACATCACCAAAGCCCTCGACTCCGCCCGCGAGTGGTTTCGCAAAGCCCAGCAGGCCTCCGCCACCCCCGAGCAAGTCGAAAAGCGCACCCGGTTCGCCGAAAAGATGCGCTCCCAGGCCAAAGAAGAACTCCAAAAGCACCTCGCGGTGGTCTCCCCCGATGACGCCCGCACCATCGTGGATTCGCTGCGCGGCGAAAAAGAACTCTACGACAAGCAGGCGGTTTTCCTGGAACGCATGCTCCAGAACCCCGAGCAGACCCTCGCGAACGTAAAGGCCATGCGCCGCGAAATGCGCGAAGGTTTTGACCCCGAAACTGGCCAGGCCTCGCCCTACGGCAAAATCGAGGAGGTCTCAGCCGAGGGTCTCGGCTACGACCCGCGCACTGGCAAACTTGTCATGGAGCCCGAATACGGCGACGAAGAGGGCGGCGAACAGCCCGCCAAGGGCGTCTTAAAGCCCAGCCCCTCGAACCTCCCGCACGGCGTCCGCGAGGCCGTCCACGAAGCTCTCGGCGACACTATGGTGGAGCGCCAAAACGTTTCGCCCCGCGGCTCCTTTGTCTCCAAGAAACCCGGCTGGATGAGCGCCGAAGACTGGCAGCTCCGCCAGTCCCAGCTCCGCACCGAATACGACAACCTGAAGTCTGATATCCGCGAAATCGTAAAAGATACTCAGGCCATGCCGCCCGAGGACATGATTTCGCGGATGCGCGAACTTGAGCGCGACCTCGAACAGCCCGAACAAAAGGTGGTCGGGGGGCCTGGGCGCTACCTGGGTGCTGGCGCCGCAAAGGACATTCATGAGGGTGTGCCAGTGCTTACCAGCGACTTGGCTGGGCGCCTGCTGGGCTGGAAGTCTAAACTTTCCGACACTCTTACATTAAAGCAGGCCATGCCACTGCTGGAGCGCCGCCTCGACGACCTGAAACAGTTTTCTAAGCAGGCGGAATTTTTCGCGACCCAGTACGAGAAAAAGGCCAAGCCCCTCACCCCCGGGCCAGGGATTCTCAGCGCCTACGCTGGCGGGGTGCCAGGCTTCACTGATTGGTGGTCGAAGACTGCCAAGGTGCTGGGCGAGAAGATTCGCGGCAGAATGTTCATGGCGCAGGACATCAGGAATCTGATTGCCACTGGGCAGCTTCCCAAGGCTGAGGTGCGAGCGATGGGTTTGGATGATTGGCTGGCGGCGCATCCTGGGAAGGTGCAGACTGAGGAGCTAAAAAAGTTTCTGGACGAAAATGCGGTTAGGCCGATTGTTAGAGATTCAGCGGCTATTGATAAAGAAGCAGGTCTTGCAGAAACCCGAGCTAGGGCTGAGGAAGCTAGAGGGGCCGCAAATCGGCTATATGAAAACGTGCGTACCAGCTTAGAAACAACCCTTGGTGTTACCCACGCAAGAGCTGAACATATTATAGACGGCTTCGCACATTTTGGTGGCGGAGGTGGAGAAGAAGAACAAGCTGAGTTTATGTCCCTTCTTCATGCTAATAATAATACTGGAGTTGGACCAGAAGTTGAGGAGCGTCTTCGCCAAGCTATAGATAGTTATTATAATGCAGATGAAAGAGCAGGTAATGCCGAGGACCAAGTTGGAGGTTACCGAGGTGCTCCGGCTTACGAACGCTACACCCTCCCCGGCCCCCGCGAGAAGTATCGGGAGGTGTTGTTGCAGCTTCCTGAGCAACATGGTGGGGATATGCGCAGCGAGGAGCTTGCCCAGAACTATGGAGTCCCCAGCCGCCACTCTTATCTCGAACCCCACTTCGGCGAACCAAATGTCTTCGCCCACCTCCGCACCTCCGAGCGGCTCAACTCTGATGGGGTGAGGTCGCTGCACCTTGAGGAGATTCAGAGTCAGTGGGCGACGGACCTCCGGAAGCAAGCGGAGGGCTCGAAGGTTATTCCACGAGAAGACCTACTTCAATACCAAAACCTTTCTCGTGAATATCACGAGATACGTGGGACAGTCTATGAAAATCCTGAACAACTAGAAAATCTACGCCACCGCGAAAATGAACTCGCTAACGACATCGCAGATTTTCGTGTGCGTTATCCTAATATAGATGACATAATTGAGGGCCGACTCATAAACCAAGAAGCGCCTCATGTTCCGGAGATGCCCTTCGAAAAAAACTGGCACGAAGTCGCCTTGAAACAAGCTCTCCGCATGGCCATTGACGAAGGCTACCAGCGCCTCACCTGGAGCAAAGGCGCCGACGTTTCCAACTACGTCTACCTCGGCATAGAGCACGCCGAAAACCTCTACGACAAAATGATTCCCCAGTTCCTCGAAAAGTATGCGCGGAAGTGGGGAGGGGGACCCCCAACAGAAGGCGGCTTGGATTGGGGCCCAGACATTGCCTACCGTAGCCCCGCGGGCAACCTACAGTATTTTGCCCCCGAACAAGAAGCTGAAATGGAGGCCAAGGGCTGGAAGCCTGAAGATGTTCGTCGCCCAAAGCCCGTCCACTCCCTCGACATCCCCTCGAAAATGGCCGACGACATCCGCACCACCGGCCAGTCGCTGTTCTCGTTCGGCGGCATCCCCCCCGTCAAAGAGGTCGTCGACTTCGCCAAAAAAATCACCGGCGGGGTGCGCCAAATCTACGACCAAGCCGTCGAAGGCTTCGCGCCCAAGTCCGGCGTCGACCCTCGCACCCTCGACGTGATGTTCATGTACAAGGGCCGCATGGAGAAGGAACAAACCCGCGTCAACGATATGCTGTCGGCGTGGGACGACGCGGCTCGCTCCCTTACCCGCGACCAAGCCGTCGAGTGGCTCGACCGCCGCAAGACCGGCCACGACCAAGTGACCCCCGAGCTCCAGCAGCTCGACGCGATGACCCGCCAGCTCGACGCCCAAAACTACATTCAAATGAACCGCGCCCGCATCGCAGCGGGTGTCGCCGAAGACCTAACCCCCTTCCTCGAAGACCACTTTAGACTATTCTACAAAGAGTCCTTCGGCACCGACCCCTCGCCGGCGCAGATAAACGCCTTCCTCTCTAAGCGCTCCTCAATGGGCACCAAGGGCTTTCTGTTCGGGCACATTTACGACACCGCCTCCGAAGCACTCGCGGCCGGCAAAGAGCTCCGCACCAACAACGTTATCGATATGTTCAAGCTCTCGCACGCCGACGTGCAGCGCTATATCTCGGCCCTTAATATGTGGAAGTGGGCGAAGGACACGGGGCGCGCTGAATTCGTAAAGCGCGGCGAAGACCCCCCGGCCGGCTATGTCCAGCTCGACGACCGCCTCGCTAAGGTCTATTTCAAGGTCCCCGAAGGCATGGTGCATGCCGGCGAGTACTGGGTCGAAGAGGGTTTTGGGCGGCTGCTCAACAACTATCTCTCCATAGACCGGCTGCGCTCAGGCAAGTATTCTCCTATTGGGCGCTCTCTACTGTGGCTCAAGAACGCGACTACTCCCTGGGAACTGTTCGGCCCCTACCACGCTATGACCATTGGCAACCAAGCCATCGCCGCCGAGCTCGCGCTATCCGCCCGCGAAGGCAAGATGCCCTCCTTGCGCCCCATCGCCGACCTACAAGAGCTCGGTATGCAGATGCGCTCCATGGCTAAGGCCTCCTGGACAGAGGGCTCCTGGAACGATTATGTGCGCTCCGCCGAGGGCCAAGCCTTCCTCAACAAGTTCCCCGACGCCCAAAACCTTCTGCGCCTCGCCTTCCAAGGCGGCCTCAAACTCGACATCCCCGAGGAGCTCCGCAACCAAGCCGCCAAGCACATGATGGAAGCGTTCGCCGACAAGCGCTATGGCGGGGCACTCATGCGGCTTGGCCCTGCAATGCTCGAACGTTCGATGTCACGGCTCTTCAACACCGAAATCCCCGCCCTGAAGCGCGGGGTGTTCATGCGCGACATGGCCCAGACCCTCCGCGAAAACTCTGACGCCATTCAGGCCGGCCAGGTCACCCCCCAAACCCTCGCCCGGCAGGTGGTTCAGCGGGTCGAAAACCAGTTCGGCGAAATGAACTTCGACAACATGTTTTGGAACCGCACCCTGAAATCCACACTCCAAGTCATCTACCGCTCGGTCACCTGGCGGCTCGGAAACATCCTGCAGGTGAGCTCCGCGATAAAGGGCGCCGCCCAAGCCGGCATGAACCTTGCACAGGGCAACGTACCGGCCGCTAAACTCAACGCCCAACGTTCGCTAGCGCATGCCGCCACCATCATGGGTGACCTCGCCACCACGGTCATGTGGTCGGCGGCGCTACAGTACGCCTTCACCGGCAAAACCCTCCACAGTATCACCGACGCCCTTAACCCGCAAATCGGCACCGACGAGCGCGGCAAACCCATGCGCATCAACGTTGCCACCTACTGGTCGCGGGACTTCCACAAAATGTTCAGCGACGTACCGGGCGGGGCCATCGACTACCTTACCTCCGGGCAGGCCGCCTGGGTCACCCGCTTCAAGGAAGCCGTTCAAAACAAAGACTTCTACAACGTCAAGATTTCAGAAAGCGACAGCAAGTTTGCGCAGTTCTTTCAGCGCGCCGCCCACATCATGCCGCCCATGATTGCCGCCCAAAACGTCCAGCGCATGAAAAACGAAGCTGGACCCAAGGGCGCGGTGCTTGGTCTGTTCGGTTCGTCGCTCGCCTCCCGCAAGCTCGACCTCGACCCCGGCGAGATAAAAGCCCTCGACCTGATGGACCGCTCCACCAAGCCTATGTCTCGCGAAGACTTTGAGCAGCGCCAGCTTATGAACGGCCTGACCGCCCGCATTCGCTCCGGCGACAAAACAGTTACCGCGGCCGGTGGCGACCTCGACCAGCTCGTAAACTCCGGCAAGCTCTCTGAAGGCGAAGCCGACACAATCATGGAGCGGGCCGACACCGCCTACATTGACGGGCTCACTCGTCGCATGGGGCTGGTCGATTTGCTAAAGGTCTACAAAGCTGCCCGCGACCCCGACATCAAATCGCGGGTCGCCGACCGCATTCAACATGTCGAAGACTACACTTACGCTGCCCTCCGCAAAAAGGGTGAGCGCGGTGAAAAGCGCGCAGCCGAACTCGCCCACCAAGTCGAGGCTCTAGGAATCCCATGATAAGAGGCGCCCACAACACCCCCACCGGGCTCTGCCCGATGCTTGAACTTCTCGGCAAGTGGCAAGCCGAACTAATCTCGGCAGGACGTGGAGAGACAGCTATGCGCCACGCGCGGTCCTGGGACCGCGTCCTGGAGCTATATCCGGACACAAAAAAGCCCGGCGACCTGGACTATTTCGATGTCCAAGACTACCGGGCTTGGCGCCTCAAGAGAGGCATTTCACGCAGAACCGTCTACCAGGAGCTAGTGGCGATTAGACGCTTTTACCGCTGGCTTACGACGCGGGGCCTTCCGTTTGCGAACCCCGCCATTGGAGTTAGAGTTTAGGCGCTTCACAACTTGTTTCTCCGAAACAACCGACCCGCAGAGGCCACAAGCCTCGCGGGTCTTTTCTTTGCTGTGAAGTGTTACGCGATAGCACTCCAGGTGACTACACTCAGTTATCCAGGACATAGACCTCCAGGATGGCTAAACCTTCGTAGTGGAACCCGAGCCGGAAAGCCACGCCCTCACTTACGTCGAGCTGGCGCCCGCGCACATAGGGCCCGCGGTCGGTAACAGTTACTATCACCGTATCTCCCGTGCATGAATTCCGCAGAAGAAGATGGGTACCAAAGGGGAGGTGACGATGCGCGACAGTCATTCCCCAGCGGTTAAAAATTTCTCCGCTCGCAGTCCGCCGACCGTGAAAAGGTCTGCCATACCAAGAAGCACGCATCTTAGACGGTTGAGGGTTTTGGGTAGTACCCGCTCCCGCAGGGACAATAGCCAAAGTGAGTAAGAGCCATATGGCAATTCCAACAAAGCAGCGTAAGTGTTTTTGGGAAATCACTACGAATAATCTCCAAATAAAAGTTCTTGTTAGCTTTGTGCAATTGTTTTCTGTGGCGTGTGCCGCCACCAAAGATATGGTGGATGCTTAAGAATTCTTCTCGTCCTTCTCCGCAACAGCTACAGCGATGCCCATAGGCAGTGAAGATTCTGCATTTAAGCTTTCGGATATACTCTCGTTGCCGCTGTCGTTTTTGGGCGGCATTTTTTCGGTAATTTGCGCGTTGGATGCTTCGATAACAGGAATTGCAGATAAGGTGTCCGGCGGCCTCTTGGCCCCAATTTTCCCTAGAGACAAGCCTGGTCCCGCATTCTTTGCAGATTCTTTTCCTCTTACCGCGTACCATCGTGCCCTTTCTTCAAAGAAAGTTTTGTAAAGCTTGTGGTTGGCCTTCTCTAATGCTAGGCTGTCGTGTTCAAGTTTTACGATCCAGGCGAGCAGAGCTAAGTCCACTGTCGCTACAATTTGGTCCCACAAGAGGCCAAGTGACATTTCCATAGGCAGTTCTTTCGGACTGGAGAAAGGCTTCAAGATTGTCGAACTGCGTTATTTTATATCGTTCAGGTAAAAAGTGAAAAACATTCTCGCGGGGGCCTATGATAATAAGAGGGAGTCCTTTTGCGAGGGCATAGCCAAATTCGACATGCCGCCCCCCGCGCAACGTAGGCGTTGTCGAACTTTCACTTAAACAGACTACATAATCACTTATGAGAATGTCCTCAAGGTCTCTTACAGCCTCTCCCAACAGAATTTTAGGTTTCCCGTCGTGGGAACGAATGTCAGGAACTTTGAGCCACTGAGCAGTACAAAGATGCCCAAGCTCGATCTCTATCCTAGCCGCGGCATCGCGTGCATCTTGCTGTCGTTCCCCGCGGGCAGCGATGTAAAATTTACGCATTACGCCTCTCTTGAATTTTAGTTAGTGCTTCGGCGACTTTACCCCGTTGGGGCCGGTCGTCATAAAGATTCCCAGTTGATTGTGCATCTAAGAGAATCGCGGCGCAGGCAATCGCATGGCCAAGGTGATGTGCCCCACTATCAGCGGCCGTCTCCTCACCCCCATCAAACCACAGAGCTACATGGCGCAGTAACGCATCAATGTAAATAGAGGCAATCACATTTTTGTCGCGCCAGTTATAGGGGCCATATTTCTTGGCGCCGTCCATCATAGCATCGGCACCGTGGACAACCGCAACAAGCGGAAGTTTGCTTAGGCTGACCTTTTTGACCCCAAGAAGGTCTTTTGGGTTTACCGGGTCTTGGTTAGTAGACATCGCCATTTATTTTCGCTTTCTCCTCTTCGTAGGGTACGGCTAGGCGCCGATAAAACTCCTGCTTCACGTTCTCCAGCACCCCGGTGAGCAGCGCTATCTTCGTGTAGCTTAGCGGCTCCTCAATGTGCATGAGCCGGCAGAGCTGAGTAATGGCGTAGTTGAGTTCCCCGTACTCGCCAATTGAGTTCGACAGCGCGAACACATAAGGGTCAAGTTGCTGGCGGCGGTCAGGCTTGATGTAGGGCATTATTCGTTCCTCCCGTGACAGGGGCACCAGTTTGGCGGAAGCTTTCTAGAAGCCTCTTCCAACACCACTGGCTTAGGCGGTCGCCCAGCACTATTCCCAGGGCTAGGAGTTTTCGTTTTCGTTGGAGGCAGCTTTGGCATTGTCGAAGGCCCTTAAAATATCGCACTTTGCTTTCTCCCAAATGTAGTCAAGGATGTTGTGTGGGTCCCCGGAGACAATCTCTTCGACCAGGGCATCTGCGATGCGAATGTTCTTACCGACGTATCTATTCGCATCGCGGAAGTAAATAGCCAGTAAAAAACCAGAGAACGGGTCGATGGCCTCGGCCCCTATGCGTTTGACTGTAAATGACACGCCGGTTAGGTCCATTAGTTCTCCTTCAGCGCCTGCGTCTCGCGCCCCCAACGCCCGCACTTCTTGCATTGGAACCGCCGGTAGCGCTTGTTATTTACCAGCGCGGTGCCTCTATACTGCACCCCGCTGCCACATACCCCGCAGTGGTGCCGGTCAAGATAGATGTTGGGGTGGGCGTTGTCGAACGGACGCAGCGCATTATAGAGTTCTTCGAGCGCCAGCACGTCGCCTTTGCAATATTTAGCCAAGCCCGCCAGCGCCTTCGCGTTCCCCTTCATCACCTCGAACCACGCTTGGGGCCAGTTGTTTTCGAGCTTCTGGTGGCGCAGGCCGAGAATCTTGGCGAGATGCTTCAGGCGATTGGAGCTAAAGTTCGCCACTGAGCGCGCAATCATACAAGTATCACGCAGCTTGGTGGGTGGGATGGGCTCAAGTTTGTTGATGAGTAGCCGGCCCTGGATGAACCGCCGGTCGAATACGCTGGCAAAGTGCCCCACCACTATATCGGCTTGGCCGAGCAGCTTCGCCGCCTGCTTCAGCAGCTTGCTGTCGTCGAACCTATGCAGGTGCTTGCGGTCAATCTGAAGGCAGTGGGCTTCGCGCTCGCCGGCCCATTTCCACCCAAAAAGAATAACGAAACCAAGGTCACTTTTAAGTGCGTTTACGCCTGCACTTTCGATGTCGAAGAAGAGAATCTTAGGAGCTTTGGACAAGGTACTTCACCGCCTTTTTAAGTAAGGTAGGGTCGTCCTGGAAAAAGCCCAAACCCTGGTTGCAGCGGCGACACAACAGGCCGCGGACTTTTCCCGTCTTATGGTTATGGTCAACATCTAAGTATCTGAAAGGCTTATACTGCTTGCGGCCACAAATACAACAGACGCCGCCACAATGCCTGTAAAGCTTGTCGTACTGTGTTCGTGTGACGCCAAAACGGCTTTTGATGGCACGCCAATATTGTTGTGCCCGGTTATGGTCCGACTTGAAATAGCATTTGTAACAATATCCCCGGGCGAAATAAGGCATGTGCCCACACAGGGTCTTCGACGTATCCGCTTTAGTGTTGTCTCCCATACTACAAATCTTTATAGGCGGCCGGCGCCAGCTCGCGGGTCTGAACCTCCCCGTAGTCTTCGCCAAGGTAGGATATCATGCCGGACTTTAACTTCTTGATGTAGACGGGTTCGAGGGGTTCGTCGTGGCGGGTCTCGAAGTCGAGCTTGAAGATGGGTTCTTTGGTAGTTGCAGGAGACTGGCGGTCCACCGAAATAATCGTATCAGCGTCACCATAGACAGCAGTAGAGCCGCGCAACCTATCACCACCACGGCGAGGGAACTGAGGATTTGGATGACCAGTGTGGTGAACGATGATAACAGCACAGCCGTGCTCCTCTATCCAGTGGTCGGCGACCCGCATCACCGCACCCATGTGTTGGGCGGAGTTTTCGTCGCTGAGGTGGAATTTCGCGAGCGGGTCTATGATAACCACCCGCGGCTTACAGGCGCCAATCTCGGCGTCCAGAAAGTCGCGCCCCTCCGGGGTGTCCATGCGCATCTTGGTGTCGCGCGACTTGAGATATAGTTCCAGTTCGGCGGCATGGTCGGCGGTGATAAGCGCCCGCAGGCGCTTACGGAGCGAGCTGTCTCCAATTTCCTGCTCCACGTAAAGCACCCGCACCGCGTGCGGCACCGGGAACACCGGCACCCCAGAGCGATACTTCGCCCCAAAGAGCGGCGTTCCCGACGCAAGACCTAGTGCCACATTCAACACAATGTACGATTTCCCAATCTTCGGGGCACCACCGATAATCAGTTTGGTGCGCTCTGGCAGGATGCCGCGACCTATTAGTGCTGGGCGGGGTTCGGGCTCGGCCAGCAAAAAGTCGTGAAGAATGGTCGGCATTGCACGGGGTTACTGAACGAGCGGGGTGCTGGACGGGGGCGGCCCGAGGATAGCTTCCATCTCACCGTTGTTCTGCTCGGTGCGGAAGTTGCTAATCAGTTTGGAGCGCAGCTTGTGTTCCTCGAACTGGCGGCTCATGTTTTCTTCAAGGGTTTCGAGCTCATCAGCGCGAAAGGTCTGAGTTTGATGCTCGACGCCGTCCTGGGTGATTTGCGGGCGCCGCACCCACACATCCGGGATATCCGAGCCCACAACAGCAACTGCCGACAACACAAACACATTCTCTCCGGTGGTCTTGATAACCGCGACCATGCCGGGCTTGATTTCAACTGGCATTTATTCTCCTTTATATTTGGCGAGGTCTTTCCAGTTAGGTCCGACCTCCACAGAGGCGGGGACGACAAAATTGCCGAGCTGCGCCCAGGGTTGCTCCATAACAGCCCGAAGGCAGCGCACTACCGCGTCGACTAGCGTTGAGGGACACTCCAGCACAAGCTGGTCATGAATCGACAAGAGAAGCCGGGCGGGCTCGGGCAGAGGGGCCAATACCGGGCTAACCCGCGCGGCCAGCTCTTCCGGCCACCCGATGCGCCTGTACATCAGCCCAATGGTGGCCCGAAACAGGACGTCGGCGGCGGTGGACTGTGGCAGAAAGCTCGCCGACTCGGTAACAACCTTCTCGGTGTAGAAGAAACCTTTTCGCCCAAACGGGTTGGTCAGCTTGCCGTTGGTCTGCGCTTCCGCCCCCACCGCGTTCTGCCACTGAACCGTTTTCGCGTTAATTCGGTCCCAGATGTCGCAGAGCAGCTTGACCTCCTTTAGCGGAAGGTCGTAGAGGCGCGAAATCTTAACCGGCCCCATGCGGTAGTTCTTGCCATGGTTAATCCGCTTGCCCTTGTGGTAGGGCGCTTCGTTGTCGTTTGATTTCTCAACCTTCTCGTACGGTATCCCAAAGAACTGACTGGTTACCCACTTGTGCTCATTGAAATCGGGATTGGTAGCGAATCGCTCAAGGCGCTCAGCGTCTCCTGCAAACCAAGCAGTAAGTCGGTTTTCGATTTGGCTGTAGTCTGCAGAGACAAGCACCCATCCGGGGTGACTAGGCACGTAGATTCCCCGAACCGAGACTGGAATATTCTGGAGGTTAGGGTCGCTACTTGAGAGTCGTCCAGAAGCGGTTCCGTGAACGTTAAAGTGAGGGTGCATTCGTTCAACATAAGTCATGCCCTCCTTAGCAAAAGTAGTGAGTGTTTCATCGAGTGAGCGAAGGCGCCGAATCGCATCAATGCTGCGCAAACCAGTGCGATGGAAAAGTTTCGTAAGCGCCGTTTTATCGGTGGTGAGTTTCTGCGACTTGACGTGGAGCTGTTTTTCGAGCTTGAGCTCGTCATAGAGGTAGGCTCCTACCAGCTTGTCGGAGCGCCACGGAACAATGGTCTCCGTGTCGTCGACCATGAGAAACTTGAGGGGCTTCTTGGTCTTAGCGGATATCGTTCCGGGCGGAGCCGGCTGACGGCGCCGTATCGCAATCTCTTGCGTCCGCAGGCACGCCGGCAACAGGAGTTCAAGGCTAGCCTGTTCCTTCTCCAGCTCCTCCCGAACCCTTTCGATGCCCCGCGGGTCGAGCTTAATCCCGGTCCGGTGCATCAGATAGCAAATCTTCGCCAGCGGATACGAGACTAGCTTGTAGGTATCCTCTAGTTTATGAAAACGAATCAGCGCCAAAAGCTGCTGGAAAATCTGCGCGGTTACGTCTACGTCGCGCGCACAATAGAGCTCCAGAACGTCTTTGTCGGTTTTCCAGGCCGGCTTATTGGTTAGCTGCGAACCACAAAACCCGAGACTGTGGCCACCTTCAGTTTGGCGCTTTCCGGCATCTTCTTTTCCTGCATCGGATTTGCCGAACTGCGGGAAGCACAAATGATGCAGAAGCATGGTGTCCCAGATTTGCGCTTCCGGGGACGGTTCAACATTCTGCGCCGCCAAGATAGGTAAGTCGAATTGAACACAATTATGTCCTACGAGTTCGCGGGCTTCGCGGAAGATTCGCTTAAGCTCGGGAATGAAAGCTCCCTTAAAAGGGATAACGATTGGTTCAAATGGGCGAGCTGCCACGCCAACCATGGTAATGTCAGTGCTACCCCAGGTGGTTTCGATGTCGAAGAAGAGGGTGTCGGCTTTGAAAGCTTGGACTTGTGCGAGCGTCGGGAAGCAGACATATTTATCCTCGGGCGGTATGACGAGTGACTTCCGCATGTCCGAAACCGCCACTGGGAACATCAGTTGGTCGCGCGAAAGATAGCTTGGATGAAGAGTTGGGACAGCCAGGGGCCTCTCAGAGTCTATACAGGGAACAGGGACCGGCGACCCCCGCCACCGAAATATCCCACCTTCAAGTTCTGCGACGCGCTCTAGTGCTTTTGCGCCAAGTAGGTCGATTCGCTTCCAAGGGCGCGATAGCACTAAGGGCTTTAGGTGGTTCCGCCAGCACTGTTCGGTTGCGGCTTGGGCGTCTTCTTCAGATATATAGCTGCGGGCAGCCGCGTCAGTTGGGTAGACATTTTCGGGGGGCCGACAGCTTATGCAGTTAGTGAGGGTGAGTTCATCGCGGCTTATACCGGCCTTATGGCATACGGCATCGAACGTTCGCCCCGAACCACCTACGAGCGGTTCAAGCAGTATGGCCTCAGTTTCGCCCGGCGCCTCGGCAATAACAAGCCTCTCCGCCGTGCCCATCTTGGCGGGCACAAAGGCGTTTGTAGGAAACAAACGCCGCATAGGACAATTTTCACAGCCAGGAGTTTCAGAGACAGTAGCCAGTGTAGAAACCTTGGCCGCCTATTGTTCAGCGGGCGGCCGCGCTGCCAGCGGGGAGGAGGGCCGCCGGTTCTGGGGGGAACTTTATTCGTGCCGGAGGGGATTCCCGTAGCCACCCCTCACGGTGCCCTGTTGTACCCTTGCGAGTTTGGGCACCAGGATTGTGGGCTTGTTTGCTCCCACCGCATAAGTAAGCTTTCCGGCGTCTACTTTCTGACGGGTGCTCTCGGCAACATCACTGTACACTGCACGAGTGAGAACAGGTGCGGCTTGTTGCAGTGTCTCAACCGCGTTTGTTCCTGTGCCACCACACCCACAGCGCGTCTATTCCGCCACGGCACGAATTCCGGCAGACTTACCAAGAAGGTATATGGATTCGAGGTGAAGTGCGAGCATCTCCTCATATTTGTGTAGCTCGGCAATCAGCCATGCCTGATGTTCGGCGTCGCCATGCAGCAACGGCGGCACACACATCTCATTGACGATGCGTTCAGCCAGCTTTTTGAAGTCCACGTAACACCTCTGCCTTGAGTTCAAGGGGTTCAAACTTCGTCCCACAAATTCTGTTCGTCACCCACGCGAGCTTGCCCCAGCCCCAATGGGTGCAGACTTCCACTGGGATGTCCAGCTTGGCAATTCCCGCGATAATGTCGGCGATATCAGACATAAAAATGTGCCGGGGCTAACGTGTCGCGCTCTGAGAGCCTGCTAGCCCCGGACTTTGCTAACGTTCAGGAGTCACCTCCGAACGAGCGGCGCGAACTATACCCGTTCGCAGGGAGAGGCTCTATGTAGAGCCTTAAAGGGTGGGGAGTCTTTGCGGCGCTCCCCGTTCCGTCTGGTGGTCCTAACTTCAGGCCGCGGGCGCCACGCTAAAGGGACTCACGTCAATTGCGGTCCGCTCGGTGCCGTCTTTGGCAGTATACTGGCGATGCGTCACCGCGAACTGCACACGGGCCGCGCCGTTCTGCGCCACACGATTGATATACTCAATGTGGCGCTCCCCGTCCAGCGGGTCAATCCCGATGTTGAAGGCGAGCTTCCCGAACGCAGCCTTCGACCAAGAAAGCGACTTCCCGGTCTTGGGGTTCACCTTCGCGGGGTCCGGATACTTCACGTAGGCGCGCTTGCCGGCGTCGTCAGAGTTCTCGTCGACAGCCAGCGCGACTTCGATGGCGCCCTCGTCGAACTTAGAGAGGTTCGCCCCAAGGATGCGGAAGGTGTGTTTGCCGGCGCTAAGTGGCGCCTCCACAGCAACTTGGCAGTCCTTGACGGTCAAATCTTCCCAACCGGTAGGCTGGGTCAAAGCATTCGTGTTATCCAACATTTGTCTCCTTGAGTGATGGGGGTTAGTGGCCCCGGCTTACACTTCTTTAGACGGGCGCCAGAGGGAAAACTTAAGCGGGGTGCGGTAAAAATTTCACGCGCCGGCAGGATTCACCACCTGCATTTGGCCCCTATTCCTACCCGTAGGTTGATTATTCAGGGCTCTGTCGGTTGTCCCGGACCGTGTCCATCCCACGGCGCGGCGCGTCTAAGCTGGCTGGGGCGGTACGAGTCGAACGTACACCCTCGGCGTTAACAGCGCCGTGTCCTACCAATTGGACCACGCCCCAGGGGGCTACTTTGTAGGCGCTTCCGCCACGAAGCCCGCGGTAATCTTGTTGAGGAAATAGGGGAACGTTCCCGCCCCGGTATTCAGGTCGAACACCTCTTCGGGCGCCAACAGCGACTTTTTCGCCCAACTCGGGCGGCACTTGGCGAGCATCCCGCCCATCGGTTCGCACACAAAGTAGCGCTGAAGGTAGCGCGACTTCGCATCTTTCGGGTCGCGCAGAACGCTTCGGGTTCGCAAAATCACCACAATGTCAAACATCGCGACGGCGCCCAAAAACATCGCCCCTGGCAGGTCCGGCCCAATCATGGTTTCGGCGCTGGGGTTCGCCTCGTTGGGCTCCTTGATGCGAATGCCGGCGGTGCACACAACGTGCTTGTCGAGTGAGAGAAGCTGCCGCAGATATCGTCTGGTCAGCTCACCCATGGTCCCGTAGTCGTCTTGCTCGGGCACGCCCATGCGGCGTTTCTCGCTTTCAAACCCTCGCCGCGGAATCGTCAGTACAAAACTCTGTACATGAGCACGTACCATTTCGGTAAGCGAGTCAACGCCCACGGCGGGATTTTCTTTGAAAACGCGCCCCGCGCAAAACGCCTCAAACTCATCTTTGTTCCCCGGTTCGACGAAATCGACTTTCGGAATATCCGGGTCACCAAGTGTAAGTAGACCATTGCCTTCTCCAGTCTCGCAGGCCGCAATACCGATGCCTGGAACGGTGCTGAGAAAGCGGGTTTTGCCGGAGCCGGGCGCCCCGACCACTAGAATTTTCGCCTTGTAGGTGGCGGGATTGAGAAGGTCCTTTGTGGACCTAACGACTAGAGACATTCAGTTCTCCTTTGGGTTATTCGGTGACAGGTAGGGCTTCGGCGGCAACTACGTAGACATCAACTTCGGACTGAGGCGCACGCTCCCCAAGATAGTCCCGCAGTTCAGAGGTCAAGTCCTGTACAAGCGCGGTTGCCTCTTGCTCGGCCTCTTCAGAGCTGTTGGCGTCCAGATGAATCGAGAAAGTTGTTTCGGTGTTAACCTCTACAGCATAAGTTCCGTAGCGAGGTTTCATTTTACTCCTTGAGGTATTCGTCGGCGGGTTTGTAGAGCTTGAGAAGCTCATCGTTCCAGCCGAACAGGTGGGGATTATAGAAGGCGCAAAGCGTTCCGTAGGCAGGGTTTACGCAGGCGTCGCGATTCCGGGGCCACGGTTGGTCGGGCCCGAACCTTTCAAGATAATCTTCGATAATGCGAACCGTCTCTAGCGCGTCCCGCACCGCTTCGTCTATTTGCTCCGGAGAGCGGTCGAGTGTATCGCGAAAGAATAGCGGCGGCTTCTCTCCCTTCGGTGAAGCGCGGGTGACCCGGTTAAGGACAAAAGAGCCCAGGTCAGCACCATAAATTCGGCTAAGCGCAAACTGATAAAGCGAAAACTGTGCGGAACTGGCGCGGGCTTCAGGGGTGTTGGCTTTTGAGCTTCGCCCCTCAGTTTTGTGGTCAACGCCAAAAATCGCAAAGTCGTCTTGCGCCACAAGGTCAAGTTTGCCAGTGTAGATGTGTTCGCCAACGTTTACCTCAAAAACAGTCTCAACAGCCAAAACCCGAAAAGGCTCCACGGGATAATGGCCAAGGTACTCAGCAAAAGTTTTCTGTGCTTCAAGCTCGGTGGGTTCGTCAAGGCAGGGGGGATACTCCGGGACGGGCAGACCAGCTAGGCGTTTGTAGTGCTGCTCTAAAAGCTGGTGAATTCGCGTGCCGAAATCGGTGCGCGAGGGTTTACCGGGCGCTAACAAAGCCCAGTCGGGCGCGAGCTTTTTCACGTAGCGTTCGCGATAGAGGTCCGGACAAAGCCGGAAGGCGGAGAGTGCGGAGTAGTCGAATTTCATTTAGAGGGGGATTAAATCAGGATGTAGGAGATGTCAACGGGGTCGTCGTGTTGGGCGCGCCACGGGACTACGGGCGGGCGAAAGGGGCGGAAAGGGTCTGGGCAGCGGTGCGCCCCACAATTCCGGCAAACTCCACAGCGCGGACAAATATCCGGGTTGTCGCAACAACAGTTACACTTGTGCTTTCGGGTTCTCAATTCAGTCTCGCTTTCTCTTTCTCAGACGGGCGCCGGGGGCCCACATAAAGCACCAGCACCACCTTTGAACTCCCGGGGTCCCAGAAGCTCCAGATTACCGGGGAGGTGCGCTTCCAGTCGAGGTCTTGCGCGATAATCCCGTCAACGCGGGCCTCAAGCTGATGGAGAGTTTGCTCTGTAAACTTCTTTAGTCGGAACGAAAATTGCCGCAGTTCCTCGGGTGCCGAGGGTGTGTAGAGAATCATCTAGGCCTCCATCACCGAAAGCTCGTTTAGGCAGCGGAACTTCGTGCCTTCCTCGGTCAATACCATGTCAACGTGGTAGTGCCCGAAGAACCATTTCTTGGGCTTGTGCGCATCGAACATCGCCTGAAGCGCCTCGCCGGTGGCGGTCTTGTGCAGGCCCACCTCCCGCTTATAGCGCAGATAGGCCTCGTCTTTGGTCCGCACGCCGTCGTCGGTCGGGCACGGCTCATGCGTTCCCACCACCAGTTGCGACAGCACCTTACCCGCAATCAGATAGGGCGCCTCATGGGTCACCACAATCTCGGGCTTTACCTTGCAGTAAAGCTCATAGGCTGCATTCAGTTCGCGGAGGTTAAGCTGCTCATCGGGCCACCACGATAGCCCCGGTACGCGATACTTCCAGTCAATGCTCCACCCGCCGGCCACCCAGAACAGTCCCAGGTTCCCCCGAAAGCCGAAATCCCCGGCGTAGTTCGGGTGCTTTTGGCACACCTGGGGCTTGTCGTGGTTACCACGAAAGAACTGGTGGCGGTCTTCGAGCACGGGGAGATAAACCTCCCTGAACCCCAAACCCATGTCACCTAGCTGTAAAGTCTCGGCCTCAGCCGGGAGCGCTACGAGCTTAGACAGGTAGTCGGGGATTTTTCCGTGCACATCTCCGATGATGTAGAGCATGGCGTGGCTACAACCTCCTCTAACTCAACAATCGAACCCCAGGGAATCACCAAAGGGTCTAACATGCCTTCGTTGCTCGGCGAGAAGCTCGTCGAAATAGTGACAAACTCCTCAGTGGCAGCGGCAACGAAACCAATGCTTTGAATTCTGGGGGGCTGATAGTTGTGGTGGGGGTCGTATTTCCAGCCGTGGCAACTTACTGAATCTAACCAAGTTAGCAGGACGAGCGTACCTCGTTCCAATTCGCGGGCTTGCACTTTATGGGGGTCTCCTTTGCTTTAGACGGACGGGAAGGGGAAAACTTAAGGCTTGCGAGAAATAAATCTGCCGCGGCGGTCGCGGCCATAGTAGAGAGGGTGGGCATAGTGACGAGTGGCAGCAGGCGTGGGATAAAACGGGGGAAACACCGGCTTTCCGCCTGGTCCGAGGGGTGCAGGAGGCGGGGCAGGGGGCGCAGCCGTCGTCGTCACCTCGGCCTCCCGAACCGCCGTCGCAAACTTTGAGGTGGCCAGGGTGGCTCCCTCTTTGCCCACAATGCGATAAAAGTAGCGCGAAATCTCTGAGGCGCCTAGCTCAATCCAGCCCGAGGTGGGCGGCTCCTCGTTAGGGGCGCAGCGCAGAATACAAAGCGACATGCAGCCCGTTGGGTACTTAAGGTGATGCGCGCGAAACTTCTCAGCAGACATGATGTGCCCGCAACACCCGGATTGAATGAAGCCAAAGTCTACGTGCGTGCGGCCATTCCAGCCGTCAGCGGTACGCTTAAAGGGGTCGAGAATCTTTCTGTCGGGGAGTTCGCCCCAGAAGAAGTTGAGTTTGTTGCCGCTGTGGCCCTGATTATGGTTGGGAAAGGTGGTTACGAGGCGCCAGCCCATTTCGGCGAAGCCCTGCTGTGTAGGGCGGTCGTTGTAGGAGTAGGTGGCGAAGGCGAAGCGCGTCGGGATGAAATCGTTGGTGGCAAGAGGTCTGACGCTTCTTGCACCGGAGCGCTGATAGTAGTAGCGGAGTTCCCACTCCGAATAATATTGGGGGTCAAGTTCGCGGCGTCTCTCCGGAGGAACCGGCGGCGGTACGTTGTAGTCCGGATACACATAGCGCCCCCCAAACCAGCCCCCGACATGTACCTCCGCCAAATCCGGGTACCAGAGGTAGGTTGGCAGGTCTAAAACTGGCCGAATTTCCTGTGAAACTTCAGCGTCCACGTTGCACCTTTACGAGCGTCGCAAACGCCGAGGTCGGGGAGGGTTCTTTTTCGCCCCGCGGCGGCGCCGAAGCCCGCACCCAAAACGAGTTTTTCTTGCCGCGGCCCAAAAGCTGCCAATGCCACCGGGCGAGAATCCGGGTCTTGGGCGGTTGAATCAGCAAGATAATTCCTTTGTCGTCGAGGGCTTTTTTGCGGTCGGTGCGGAATCCGCCCCCGCAGCACCAGGTGAAGCGGCCGCCGTGGGCGGGACTACCTTTTTCTGGGTCCGGCCCCTTTGGGCGGGGCCCGTTCTGCGGAAACGCCTTCCACCAGAACGTTACCGCATTCCCGGTGACGTGTCCGCGCCAGTTGCCGCCGACGATGATTTTTTCCCAGCCGAGCGTCTCTAGGGCTTTCGCGGCTCCGCGCTGCTCGGTGTTGGTGGTCGCGAACGCGAAGGGGTGTTTGATTTTCGCTTCGGCCTCGCGAATGTCGTCGATGAAGAGCTTCTTGCGCTCGGCATAAAGGCCGGTGTTCGGGTTGGGCTTGCCGTTGAAGTCAATTTCCACAAAGCTCTCCCCCATCCCGTATGCAAAGCTCCCGAACTCCGCAAGCTCGGACGTAACCGCTGCTGTTCGACTGTTGCTCATAGCTCCAGAGCCTCCCAACTTTCCCGCAAATCCACCCCGGGGTCGCCCTGTAGGCGGCGCCGGCGCTCAAAAATCCTCTCCACCAACCGCCGCGCATCATCGTCGCGGTCGGCGTATCCGCGCGCAAACTCCTCTAGGTGTCGGAGTTCGAGTTGCGCCGGGAAGTCGTTGAGGCGGGCCGGGCGAAACGCAGCCAGCTTCGCCAACGTCAAGCAAACAAAGGCACTTAGCGGTCGGAACAACCAACTCGCCATCGCCCGGTACTCGTAATGGTTGTCGGCGCCGGAGGCCCGAACGTCCCCGAAGTGGCCGTAGCGCCCGCCATCGCGCCGGGCCTTCGATTCCGCTGAGGGGAGAATCTCTAAGTTTTCGAGGCTCAGGGTCAGCTTGTCGAGGGCGCCGGTTACGTGGTTCCGGTTCGCGGTGGCAATCGGCATACCGAGGTGAACGTGGCCGCCGAGCGTTAGTCCAGGCCCCGCGACCGCCCCAGCCTTCCAGCGGTATTCGCGGATGGCCTGCGTGGCCTCGCCGTTTAGCAGCCGCTTCATTTGCCGCACCAGCGAATAGGCCTTGAATTTTGGGGCGGGCCGTAACTCCACAACCCGCCCCCCGTGGTCCGAACCCACCTCACCGTGGACGTGAGGAAAAAAGCGCTCCACGTTGATGATTCCGTTTCGCGGCCCCAGAGCCACGAACTCCGGGTCACACCCCAGTTGAAATTTGTTCAAGTACGGCACGGATTTTCTCCCTCAGCTTTTTTAGGCGTTGGCTGAGCGCCTGTTCGGAAATTTTTAGCTCGGCCGCGAGTTGGCGTTGGCGGCCGTTTTTGCGCGCCGAACTCCCGGCATGCGCCAGTAACAAACTTTTCACCAGTTGCTGTTCGGCGGGTTCGAGGCGGTCAAGGAGCTTGAGCAAGAGGTCGGAGTCTTCGAGGGAGACAAACTTTGACTCAACCGCGAAATCTAGATGCTCCAAGGGAACCTCAGCCCGCTGCTGTTGCTCGCGCAGAATATCCATGCAGGCATTGTGGGTGATACGATAGACCCAAGTTGAGAGGCGCGACTTCCCCTTAAAAGTGGGAAGCGCCAAAAGAATCTTCGTGGTGATGTCGGCGGCGATGTCGTCGTCGACGCGGTGGAGTTCGAACCAAACCCGAGAGCGAACCTTCTGGAAGATTTGATTTCGCAAATCCCAGAGGTTGTCGTCGGTGGGGTTGGCTACCCAGGTTGCGTGCGCGGTGTTCATCGCCAGACCACCCGCCAACCTTGGGGGAGTATGGGTTCGATTATAGGTTGACGTTCGGGTCGCTGCGGGATTGGTTGCGCCGCAGGGGGCGGAACCTCGGCCGCGCCAGCTGCGGGCATAAAGGCCGCATTCTGAATCACCTCAAAACCCGGGTCCGGAAACTGGGGGTCAACCGCAACGATACCCGGCGCTGCACCCCGGACAGCCTGTTGGGCTTCTAGGTTATACCAACCGGCCTGCGGCGCGAGCGGTGGTGCCTCGCGTTCGACAGCGGGGCGGGCGTTCGCAACTCGCCGTAGCTGTTCAACGGCCTCTTGTACACGGGGGTCTACCGGCAAAGGATTGGGGTCGGGCGGTCGGGGTCGCCGGGGCTGCCAAGCATACATCGCCATCTGCGGGACGCGCCGCTGCCGGTTCCCGTTCGCATTCCGCACCCTGTCCGGCGTGTGCCCTATGAACTCTACATACTTATGCCACCAAAGGGAGCGCTTTAGGCGCACCCCCCGCAGCTCCCGGAACGCGTAAATATGCACCAACTCCCGCAAAACCGGGTGCCGCTGAACCGCATCCAGAACCGCGCGCCAATTCTTGACCTTTGTTCCCTCTAGTTGGTAGGCGGCGAGAAACTTCTTGATGTCCGACCACCGGGTGTAGACGGCGCGGCGGCGTCGCATTACCACCCGCGCATCCCCGTTATCATCTCGCTCGATTTGCCGAACCGGGGCCTCCCCCGGATTTTCGGCCAGCAAAATCAACCTCACCCTACTCGCCATTGTCGCCCTTTCGCTTGGGGAAGTTGAGCTTCACCCAGTTTGCGATTTTGTCCGCGAGCGCCTGAATCACCTGCCGCCCGGGGCCCTCGACGCCGGGGGCCGAGTTGACCTCCAGCACGTAGCAGTGGCCATCGGTGCCGAGTAGCACGTCTACCGCGCCAAAGTCCAGCCCCAAAGCCTCGACAGCGCGACAGGCCAAATCAATGGATTCGCGGTTGAGGCGTTCGGCCGGGACGAGCTGGAACGCATATCCGTTCCGGTAGCTGCGCCCGAAACGCTTGGTGCCGAACCTCCGCACCTTGACCTTCTCGTAGCTGCCGAGGTGCCGGCGCCGATAGACGAACACCCGAAATTCGGTGCGGGACGGAACGATTTGGGTGAAGAAATCTTGTGTGGCAAGTCGGGCTGCGGCGAAATCTCGACAATAGCGAATATCGCGACCAGCGTGGTGGTGGAAGCGCCGCGACAGCACCGGGGGTCGCAGAGCCTGTAGGGCGCGGCTAAACGGAACGGTCCGCACCCCTGCCCCCGAAAGCGCCTCAAGTTCCTGAAACTTGTTCCGTCCCCCAACTCGGGCGTTGAGCGCCGGGAGTTTCCCCCCGTAGCGCACCCCATAGCTCACCACTGCCTGGGGATTCCCGCCGCCGAGCGCCAAACCCCTCTCGCGCAGCAAATCCGCCAACACCCGTCCGGTGGGGCGACTGCCCCGTGCGACCAAAAGTTGAATCATCGGCGTTCTCCTGTTACTTCTTGCGAATCTTTGAGGCGTTAATCACGCCGGTCGCCAGGTTCGCCCCGCACTTAATACAATACCACCGATTCAGTGGGGTGTTGCGGTCGGCGAGCTTGAACAGAAACACCACCCGACAATTCGGGTTTGGACAAAGCTGCCGCTCCTGGGGCATGCGTTCCTCGTTCACCTCAGTGTTGAAGCGGCGCTGACGCTCCTCGTAAAACTCATGCACCCGCGTGTAGGTAGGTTGTGTAAACTGGTATGCGGTTTTGAAATCCGCATAATGTTCCAGGCCGTCGGGGCCGAAAATGTAGGCTTGGTCGTTCGCCATGGTGAGGTAGGCGAGGTCGAGTTTCTGTTGCTGAAACGGCAGGCCGTGTTGGTAAATCCATGGCCGCATGGCCTTGTGAATCAAGTGCTTTTCACTGGCGAACACCAGCTTTTCGCCGTTGTTGTAGGTGGCCATAACCACCGGCGAGCCGGAGCGCGCCAACAGCACGGTGTCCGGATACTTCTCGGAAATCGCGCACATCGCCACTGAGCCCGAGACGCGATTCAGAGTGCGAACCGCCTTTAGAGTGAGGCCGTCCTGGGCCACGATGGCCCGCAAAATATCGGAGTCAGTCTCGGCCACCCTCTCTGCGTGCAGCTCCCGAAACAGAGTATCGTCATTGTGAATCACCCCGTTGTGGACCACCGCGTTGATTTCGTCCCACATTGGGTGGTTGTTGACGTTTTTGCGCGGCGAACCCTTGGTGGCTGCCCGGGTGTGCACCATCGCGAACCACGTGTGGTCGTCTAAATTGTCTTCTAGAAACTCGGTGTAGCTGGGCCGATTCACCAGCAGGTTTGCCGGGCAGTCCTCCTTGAGAACCTTGATGCCGTCGGCCCCATAGAGTGCGATACCGGTGGCGTCGTTTCCGCGATGCTCCAGCCCCAGCAGCAGCCCCCGAATCTGATACTCTTCGATGGGACCGCCTTTATACCGCCTGATTCCTCCAATTCCACACATTGGCCTCACCCCCTTAGATTTGAGCGATTATACTCCCATACAACTTTTTCGGCTCGACAGGGGGCTTCTTGGCCCACTCCGCCGCGGCCGCCTCGGTTTCGCTGCCCGCCTCCCACAACGGCAGCAAACCCGAAGTCAAAACCTTTCTCACCCGCCCCACATACGGCCCTGCCAAAACCCCCTTGCCGAACAAAATCCCATTATAGTCGCCCCCGCTGCGCACCGCAACCTTCGCATGGTCGGTGAGCGTCTCGCTTAGAGCCTCGGGGAGTTTCGGGGCGCGCTTTGCCCAATAGGGACTCACGTAGACATAGTCCCCTTCACGTCCCACCGACAGCACCAGCTCCGCCCCCTCTAGGCCCACAATGCTCCAACACAGCTCTCCGATGCCCGGTTGGACGCGGGTATGGGTGCGGCGCATCAACGGGAAAAAGGGCGGCTTGGTCTGATGATAATACTTCCAGAAGCCCCACACGTTCCAGGGATTCGTGGGAATCGGTCGGGCCAATGACAGATAATCAAAGAGTTGTTGGCGCTCGATTTCGCGCCCCGCAATCATATCCGGCACCACCAAACCTTTTGGGATTGGGGCAGCCACCAAAATCCGCTCCTTGATAGAGCCGGCGCCCCCGATGCCCCAGGGAGTGCGAAAATCATTGGTATATTGGGGCGGCGGAAACCCATGAAGTTGAAGTCCCCGCAGTGCCAGCGCCGCATCGTCGTCACGGCCCTTGAAGTAGGCCAGCAAATTGAGAATGGTTTGCTGCGCCACCCGCTGCGTCGCATCGAGCCGAACGGCCAGCGCCAGGTGCGGCTGCACCACCGCCAGCTTCGAGAGCACCAACGACACGTAGGCAGATAGCGGCGATGCCAACCAACTCGGGAACGAGCGGTATTCGTAGCCGTGGGCCTGGGCGCGAACGTCACCGCGGCGCCCGTAGGGCGTGGCGGAGGCTCGCGCAGCGGCCTCCTTTGCGTCGAAAACCCCCGCCGCACACATCAAAATCATCATGTTGTCGAGGGCCCGGACTTCATTGGGTTGGTCGTGTTTGCGCTTTCGCCCAAAGTGAACGTGCCCCCCAAGGCCGTCGTGGCCGTCGTAGGCCCCGCACCGCCAGTGAAACTTGAGGCACTCCGGGACAAACTCCGCCATGGCCCGCAGCTCGGCCAAAATACTCGCCACAGTATCAAGACAGAAGCGGCTTGCGGTGGGGCGCAGCTCGGCAATCCGCCCGCAGTTGTCGGCCCCAAACGCCAAGCCGGCTTGTAGGCCGCAGTTTTCAGCGTTTACTTTGTGGCCGTCGCTGTCGAAGAAACTGAACTCTGGGTCGGCCCCCACCGCAAAGTGATTCAGGAGCCTCGGCGCTGCCGGAATCAGACTAAAGGCTTTGGGCTGCCAGAACTTCGCCTGCCACTCATCGAGCTGCTGACGGGGAACCTCCAACGGAGTTGAGAGCTTCGACCAATGGGGGACGCCCTCAACCGCCATGGCGAGGCGAAACGCGGATTTTTGCTCCTTAAAGCTCATGGATGTGTCTCAATCGGAACAGCTTTATAGTAGGCGAGGTGCGTCACAGCATCGCGCCCAAACCCGAAACTCGTTTTGAGGCCCCGGGTTGGATAGAGACCATTTAGAAGGCCCCGGTCACTTAAATCCGGGTGATAAATCTCACGCAGCGGCCCTATCCACGATTTGTTGGGCAGGCTTCCCGGCAAGCCAAACTGCTTGCCCGACGGAATCCAGCCCAAGCACCGAATGTCGACAAGATTTTTCCGGTCGATTTCGGCGGCGATGTAGGAGCCAATCCGCCCACGAATACAACGGTCAAGCCCAGAGTAGGCGAGATTTTGGGGCGGTTTGCCAAAGTAGGTCTGGTATTGGCGAAGTTGGCCTTTTGGCGCAACCTCCCAAATCAATACCAGTCGCGTGGGGTATTTGCCCGGAAAGGGGCAGGGCTCGGGGTCGCGCCGGTGCGGGCCACAAACAATTTTTAGGGCTTCCTGGAGAGTCCAGTGTTTCACGGCTCAACCTCTACATCATGTCTTTCAAACGACGTGCACGGCGAATTCTCTATTTCTGGTGGCAAGAACATGGCGCAGGTTAACTTTTTGGTGCAATTTCGACAACGATAGACCTTTAGTCCGCAGTAGCCTAATGGGTGCCCGACATTGTGGTAGCAGTCCTCGCTAAACCAGTCGTGTTTTCTCGCACTGCCGGCCTTTGGGTCGCTCATCGTTCCCCCAACGTCGCCTTCACTCCCGAAACCGCCGCATTGAATCGCGCCCGGTGCTGCGAAAACCAATTAAACATCCAGTCTTGCTGGCACTGTTCGCTGCACAGAAGCGCCCCCCACTTTTTGCGCCGGGTATGCTTACCGCAGACAATACACTCTTGGGTCTTCACGACCGACTTTAGTGCCTTTACCGTCAGTTTCGCGCACAGCGGATTGTTGCGGAAATGTTCGGCACGAAACTCCTTTGAGTGACCGTTGCAGCCGCACACTCGGCACTGGCAAAAGGCCGCCCCGGCCTCGTATCGGCTACCCGTCCAGAAGCGATACTCGGCGAACGGAAGGTAGCCGCGGGGGTTTTCTTTCATTCCCGCGCCTGATGCCGGAGTGTGGACCATTCGTCGCCCCACCCAGCGCCCAGACTCATCCCAACAGCTTTGGACCTCCGGGGTGACGCGGGCTGGATAAGCCGGTGGCACCCACGGTTCGACGTATTTGACGAGCTTTTTGTAGCGCCGGCCCGGGGTGCGGGCGAACATGGTGCGGAAGACCCAGTTTGGGGGCCAGAGTTTCACGGGCGACCCCCACGCCACAACGCCTTCCGGCGCCGCCAGATATGTCTCCGACGCGCCTCGACAAGCTCGTTGACGGCTTGGTCAATAGCAAAGTTCATCGCCTTGCTCGCAAACAGGGGGATTGGTTCCCCCCGCAGAAAGCGCAGCGCATAAAACTTCGCTCGTAACAGTTTCCGCATCTCAGCTCCCCCACCCAAACCAACTTTGTTCGTGGTCATGCTGATAGTGTTTCTCCAGCATGTCTAACACTTTCCGGGCGCTCCGGCAAAGCGCACAATCAGCGCCACATTCGTGTCTCACCACCATCGCGGCGGTCGCAAGAACCTTTACGCGCTTTAGAAACTTCGCTTTGCGCTCAACCTTCTTCGACATTCTCGCGCTCCCCCGCTCAAAATTTTAGGCCGATGTAGGCATCGCCCTACCAGCTCTGCACATCGGCCCACGGGCAGCTTCCTTTATGGAGGCCCCGGCAGTTGCCTGCCGGGTGCTGCCATCGTCTGACGCTTCGGCCAAGTAAATTGGCGCTGCGCACCCTACCTCCTCTGTGAGCCTACTCGGTCGAACAAGTCCTTTGGACCCACAAAGCTCTAGAGTTCAAGATTGTAGGCATAAACCCGCCCACAACTCAAACAAACCCAAAAAAGCAGCGGATAATGGCGGCACCAGCCCCCACACCCGCAGCGGCACCACCCACGCTTCCGGCGGCGCCAGAACTTCAGCGAATTCCAGAGTCGTCGCATAAACTCTAACCTCGGCGAAAACCAACCAATCGCAGGTTAGTTTCCAACCACGGGGTCCCAAACGAAGGCGGATACAAAGGCACTTTATGCTTGTTTGAATGGGACTAGCGGCCCCCGACGGACCCCCACCGGATGGAGGGAGTACGCTGAGTCTAAGTTTGCCACAAGACCCGAAGGCAATGGGCAAACCAATTACCGAACGCTGGTTGACCACTAAAGGTCAAGCGCCCAGTAAGACTCATAGTAAAAAGGACCCCAATCGCCCACAGAGGCACAAAGTTATGCCAAAGCAGCCCCCTTTGCCTGTTACCCTATCTGATACCCCTGAGAACCGTTTCCAGCCCCAGGCCCGTCGAGCCAACCAGGGTTATCATGTCACGGTGCGTATCCCCTGTTTGGTGGCTTTCGCCGAGGAACTTTTGTGCGCGAATGTTCGCGCCGAATTGGTCGGGCGCAGCACAAATAGTTGCCCATTGGCTTGGGTCTAGAAGGCTGCGCCCTAAAAAGCGAGGTTCAAGGTACCAACGAGAAAAGTTGGCCCCCGAAGGCCCGCCCAGCGCGAAGGTAGCGACCGGAGGCTTTTCAGGCGACTCGGCCGAACTTCGCGACATCAGAGACATTCGGTGCGGATTACAGCCGCATCTATGAGCGCACACACGCCCACGGGGCCCTGCCCCTAGCGCGATGTCTTCTGATGTTAGGTGGGCGCGCGTTGTCGCGCCCCACCTATCCTGACGTTCAGCCCACTGCGCGGCAGCAGAGCGTCCGCGCATGCGCCCATTACAGACTAGGGCGAACCAGGAGCCCGCAGTGCGAAGGCTAGCCCACCACCCCCGCAGAATCTCCATCGTTCGGCCACATTTCGGCCGTCGCAAACACCTCACACCCGCACATTTGCCAGGCCGCGTGCCAGCACTTACAGCCCGGGCAGCGCTCCATAGGAATCACCTCACCCCCGGCTGTGTCGTCGCGCTCTAGCACATCGCTAGGATATTCAAGCGTCTCCAGTAGTCGGGTGTGTCGAATTCCGGCTCCGACTGGTCCGCTTGTGTCTGCTGGCAAGGCGAGCATGTTCGTGTCCCCCTTCGATGGTCAATAATGGTGTAGCCGTCGCGGCGGGTTATGTTTGTAGGAACCGGCATCGCTGGGGTGCGCGGTGGCATTTTTCGGTGCGCAAAGCACCTTAAGGCCCCCTCACAGACCCACCCGCCCGGGCGCCCACAAAAACAGGTTTCCCCCTCTACCACTCGCCCCGAACCCCCGCACACATGACAAACGGGGTCCAGGAGTTGGGCGAGTTCGTTTACGCACTGGCGCCCCCGGCAGGCCGGGCACAAAGTTAGGTGCAAATCGTCCATGCGAGTCTCCGCCCTTGGTCACAGTAGAGGTTGTGTGCACCGTAAAGCTGCCAGTTTGTGGCGATGGCTTTGGGGTCACGCACCACGGTTTCGAGTCCGTAGAGGCCGGTGTTGTAGGCTTTCTCGGCGTGCCGCTCAGTCCATACCGCCGAAGCCTGCCCCATTGTCCGGACAAACATCCCGTGGTTGCGCTGCAAAATCTCCCGCGCCCTTTTTACGTCGCAGTGGTTGATGGTCTCCACCACCTCCAGGGGCTCGGCTTGCCACAGCCGCCACAGCTTCGAGGCCCCCAACATCGCACACATCCGGGCCATGTCGAACACACAGTGCGCCAACCAGGGGGCGCGCAGCCAAAAATTCGAGAGCGTTCGGTATTCCAGGCCGTGGGTGGGGAGGCGGAATTCGCCTGCCCGCCCATAGTATCGCCGCCTCACTGGGGAGTCGAAGTTCGCGGCCGCCCCAACCGCCCAGACGCTGAGAATCGCATCGAGCGCAAAAACCATATCGTGGCGGGTGCGCACCGGGTGCGCGGTGGCGAGGTGTACGTGGCCCCCCGCGAACCGTTGCAGAAGCTTCGAGCCGTCCGTAACCGGCTCGCCTGGCATGTCGTAGAGGTTTAGGCTGGGGTCGCACCCCAGCATTTGGAATTCCGGGGGCGCCGACGCCATCAATTCCGGGGGAATCTCCACCACGCTGTCCGCCGACAGCGTGGCTGTGGGGTCGAGGTCGCGGGCGGTGGCCAAGATTTCATTCAGCCCATCAGCGATGTGGCTGACAAGAACCTCATTGCAGCCGAAGCCCGTTTCAGGGGTGTATTCGGCCTGAAAGCCGTCGGCGAAGATGGTTCCGGAATAGAAGCGATAAGGCGTCTTGTCGATGCGGCGGGGGTTGGCCTTCCCGGGCAGAAACCTCCAAGCCGGCAGCAGGGCGCCGGTCCCGCTGCGCAAAAAGATTTCCGGGTCGGAGCCGGTGGTGGGGTAGCCCCCTCTGTTCGGCGAGGGCTTTTGAAGCACCGCGCGGAGCGCAACGGCGTCGGCAGTGATTCGTTCGAGGTCCGTTCGGGTTGGTTCGGCGGGGGTCATTTGGCCGGCGAACTTTTGCGACGGCCATACGTCCCAGCCGCGGGGGGTCTGGGTGAGAAAAGTCCCACAGTCGTTCCCCATTTCGATAACCAGGCCCTGTTTGGTCTGTAGCCATTCGTTGTGCACGAAAAGTTCCTCCCCTCTAGTCCACCCACATCGGCCGCGCAACCACCGGCAGTTCCTGGGTATCGTCTTCGCTGGCCGCCTGTAGGCAAGGTTCCTGCTCTATCCCGTGGCACTTCATACAAATCCACATGAACACCGTTTTGCCCCCGCTGTCACCGAAGCGGCACTGGTGGGTGCCGATTAGCTCCATTTCGCCGCCGCACCCCTGTTTGCTACAGGGTTTGAGCTGGCGAAGGGAGGTTGGGTGCGTAACTGAGTGCTGGGTCATTCGTCTTCTCCCACAGCCCGCAAAAACTCAATGGGCCAGCGCCACCGCAAAACCGAGCACGGCCGATAGCCGTAGCCCTTTATGCGATACAGAAAGCCCCTTTGGGTCATGAAGTCAGCCCCCCGGAACTCCTCTTGGGGGCCGTCGCCAGTCGCAATCATAAAGGGTGGGCGAACTTTTTTCAACTTTTTTCGACCTTTTGCTTAAGTTTTCGTTGCGCCGAACGTCTAAAGCCTATGAAGGCTTTAGTCCATGGGGGCGGGTTTTTGGTGCCGCTGTTGATTCTAAAGGGGTTAGTCGAGCGGATAGCTTGGGGCGTCGGCCGTGCCCTTGTGCATGCGTTCCCAAGCACCAGGTGGACACCTTGGACAAGTCCCTTTGTAGGGCGCCTTTACGGGGGCGCCGCAGTATGGGCAGCGAAATTTTGTCCGGCGAGGCCGCCGCATGCGCCGCATACCGCCCACAGCCATTAGCATACTCATATCAGTCCTTGTCGGCCCAGAGATGCAGTTCTGGGCCTTTTTCTTTACTCTGGAGTTCGACCGCCCATAGGGGGCTAGTTCCCCCCACGAAAATCTCTGTGTCGGCAGAAATCTGACCCAGGGCTAGCGCCTGTTGGAGCGCGATTAGCACGCGGCCAACGGTGAGTGGGAGGCCGCTGGCAAGGTGCTGGCGCGGTTCGAGTTTGGGGGTTTCGCTCACTTTAGCTCTCGTCCTCGAGTTTTTCGAGGCGCTGGAGGAAGTCGGGGCAGACTTTTAGGATGAACTCCGCCGTCTCCCCGTAACTGCCCACCGTTGAGACTATCCGCGCCGTTAACTCTTTGAGGTCCTCGGTGCGCTTTTGGGTAGCGGCTTCCTGGGCGCGGAAATCGTCGAGTGCTTGAAGGGTACTCTCCAAAGCTTTTCCTTCCGCATTGACAAAGTGGCCATGTCGGCTGCGAATGTATTTGGCGTATTTTTGGGCAGCCAGAAGTACGGCCTTTTCGAGTTCTTCGCGTTTGTTCACTTTGGGGGCCTCCTCAACCAAACGTAACGATGTCTCTGCACACAACACTGGGTTCAAGTAATACGAAAATTGCACCCACCACCACGGCTTTGCGGTCGCACCAGCGTCTACGATACGGCCTTCTCCGAAGCCCGAGTTTGTGTGCCAAACTTTGTCCCCAATCTTCATGTCACCACCTCAGCATCAGCGCCAACAGAATCCAACACAGCGCCATCAAAAGAGTTTCCCGGGGGTCGTGGAGATGGAATTTCATTAATTCTTCCCGGTGAGTAGGCTCAACAGCCCCGTAAAGGCGTAGTATTCCGGGTTGAAGAGGCGGAGCGCACCGGCAAACAGTCCGGTGCTCGAAACCAGCACCCCTAGGCCTAGGAAGCAGGACGCAACGAACCAAGGTTCGGAGTCCCCGATTGTACTGCTTGGGTACTTGGGGTCGGGCTTCGAAAGTTCCATACCCCGCGAAGCGCAGCAGTACATACAGTAGCCCAGCACCATCACAAGGGACATGCCCAGCCCCAGAAACACATATCCCTCAGCCCGCGCCTGCCGTATCAGCACCGGCCAGAGGTGCTGGGCAGCCACGCCCAGCTTCGACGCCAGCATGTCGAGGCGGTCGAGAAGCTCCTTTGGCACATCAACCTGCGTTTGCATAAAACCTCCTTATTCGTCGTCCCTCACCGCCCGCAAGAGTTCTTCGCCCTCTGGCGGGCAGTAAATCACCTGAAAAAGCGTTTCTTCGGCGCCCTCCGGCGCCCCAGGACTCACCACGCGAAGATTCTTGGTGCGCTTCGCCACAAACGTGGCGCCCGACAACAGCACCTCGCGGAAGCGCCGTTCGCGCTCCTCTAGGGTGCGGAATTCTTCGCAAACCGAATCAAGGTGCATTTCAGCCCCCTAGAAGGTCACGCCCCCACAGGAATTTTCGTCAAAGTCGCGTGCCGCCTGCGGATAGAGCTTTTCGAGGCAGCCTTCAGAGCATACCGCCGCCGACATCAAAACGTCTATCCAGCGGGTTTTGCGCCCACACGCACACTGGCACTCGGCGATGGTTTTCATCAAACCGGGCCGCCCGGGCATCTCAACGAGCATCGGGGCGTGCGGATATTGTTCGTCGAAGGTCATATGCGCTTGCCCCACAAAGTGGTGCCGGTTTCGCGTTCGATTAGGCGCACCCAGCCTGCCTTTGTCAAGATATGCGCCTCGGGTTCGTTGGTGTCGCGCACCGTTGCGAGCAAAAGGTTTATGCCGGCTTCGTGGGCGAGTTCTTCGCGGAGCGCAAGAAACTTCTGCCCCAGACCCTTTCCGCGGAGCTGTTCGGGTACCACGCTACCGTGGAAGATTGCGATGCGCCGGTTTCCGGGCATAAGGGAGATGCCGAAGCGCACGCCCTGCGAAGTCTCGACCCGAAACGTATAGGGGCCTTCTTCAGAGAACGTGAGGCCCCGCGACAAGAGTCCGCGACGCAATAGATAACGCGTTTCGGGGAGGCTTTCGCTCATAGGGCCTCAAACTCCTTTCGGAGCTTCACCGCACGCATACATTCACGCTCCGAACACCTGTCACAGCACTTTCGGTGTTCGCTGTATTTCGCCCGCGCCACCAGCCGGGCCGCATCAGCCGACACCTTTGGGTCGAGTACGAGTTTCTGATTCCAGCGAATAATGGCGGCGATGGCCTTTCGCGGGTCGCAGGCAAGTTCCTTGGAAAACAGCCAATCTACAACCAAGGCGTCGTGGACGGCCTCGCGCCAGGGGTTTTTCACAGGTTCACAATCTCCACCGGCACCCCCGCCGATTGGGCGAGCGCGACCATGTTTGCGGTGCCCCGCGACATTCCGTCCCAGAACGCCAGCACCCTGTCGGGCCGGCCTTCGGCGAGCATTTGCTTGTTACGAATCATGCCGGCAGCTTTGCCGAATTCTTTCCAGTTGGCGGGGAAACGGAGTTCGGAGACACGTGCAATTTCGGGCTGCGCCTCCACCCAGGAGCTTGCAATCATATCGGCGCCCCGGGCCGCGCCGTGAATGACCACAAATTCGTACTCGACGCCCACAGGGGGCGCCTCTTCAAAGCGGGCGCGGGCCGCCAGCGACTCCGCATCCAAAGCGTCGTAGATGCGCCGAAAGTCCGCCCAGGTACGCGAACCGCAAACTAGAATTCTCATTTGCCCTTCTCCTTGAGGCGCTTGTCTAGCCCCGGGCTGCAAACCCGACAGTAGGTGCAGCGTCCCGTGCCCACGAATTCGCCCTGCTCATCAAGCTCAAAGTCATTCTGGTCGGGGCCATGAGAGTTGTGGGCGAGCGAGTGCCCACAGTGGCCGCAAGTTTCGTCTGCGCGCATCCCAACCCCCTATTTGTGCATGTGGCGCAGGAAGTAAAGCACCACCAGCGCCGCATCCACTATCCGATGAATAAGTTCCATTTCAGTCTCCCTTCAAGAGTTCTCGAATTCGGGCCGCCTCCCGCGACACACCTAGTCGGCGGTCGAGGCGGTTTGCGAGCTTCCGGAGAAAGCGGCGCTGTTTGCGGCTCACTCCTGCACCGCCTGGTCAATGGTCACGTTGGGCCACGGACCAAACCGCGGTTGGTCCTGGTAGCCGTGGTCGGTTACCAGTATGCGCCCATGAAAGCCCTTCCACACCGGCAGTGGCCCATAAACATCGTAGGTCCACCACATGGGGCCGTGGTCCTGGTGGAACAGAAACGAATAACAGGGGCCAACCCTCCCCCATTGGCTGTCGCACCGGAGGTCGAATTGTACGTCGAGCACCGTGCCGCGGGCGCCCCAATGTGTGGGTTTCGCGGGGGGCGGGTCGCACGCGAGGGCCAGCGCCGCCAATGCTGCGAGAATTGCTGCGGAAAGTTTGCGTTTCACAGGAATTTCACCTCCACCAGAATTGAGCGTCGCACGGTCACAGGTACAAGTTCGCCCTGATTCGGCCCTTCGTGGCCCGCATTGAGGCGCCGCGCCACAGTTACAAATCTGCCCCGCGGAAAACACCCCCGCGAACAGTGCCACGTTCCGAGATTCGAGCCGGATTTGCGCGCCGGTGCCCCGCAGTGCCCACAACGGTATTCGCGTGGGCGGGCGCGGCCGTAGAATTTGTCGCTCATTTTGCCGCCCTCAAAGCCTTCAGTTTCCCCGGCCCCACGCGGGCCTGCATCAGAAAAGAGTTCCAGATTGCGCGGCGAGCCTCAGCTTGTTCGCGCCCCCCGGCAAACATCAACCGCACGGCCTTCGCAAAGGCAATCTTCCGGCCCTTCCAGCGCACAAACTGGTCGCGCGCCGAACAATAGCTGTGGGCGCCCACCGAGGCACCAATCGGCAGGAACACCGGCTTCGACTGCTCGGTGCGAGGCGCCACCTCCACCAGCTCACAAAACACCATCCCCAACACTGGGTGCCCGTTAATCTCGAAGGGTTGGCCCGGACGATAGCGGAAATACGCCTGAATTGTGCGTCCCTGAGAATCTTTGAGAATCATTCGCGCCTCCCTCGGCTCAGAATCCACAGCCAAATCAACGAAAAGGTTGCGAGCATCGCGCCAGCCGAGCGTACCGCCGGCCTGGGCGCACACACCATCGCCATGCCGATAGCCGCTGCGACACAGGCCGCGGTCATCAGCCAAATCACCGAGTCGTCTTCGAGTTTGATGGCCATTTAGAGGCTAACCTCCCACGGTCGCCGCTTTCGCCGCCTTCTCAGCCCGGCGGCGCTGACAAAGTTCCTGCCACGCCCTTAGCTCCTCCCCTTCTAATACATCGTCGGGGTCGCTTTGTGTCGCGTAGCTGCTTTCTGCGAACGCATCCGAACTGGCGCTCTTTATCGCCCGGAACGCAAAGAAAACCCTGCTGTTGGCCTGCTTGATGCGGGGCCGGTCAGGGGGCGCGGTTGCCTTGGCGTCGCGCTGCTCTTTCTTGGCCTCACCCAAATCCTGCATAAGCTGGGCGGTGCGAAGCAATTTCCCCTTGCAGGTGCCCCGCAGCCTCTCGATGAACTGTTGGAGTTTAAGCGCCCGGAACCCACGCCCCGGAACCGCCGCAATTAGGCGCAGTTCCTGTAAAAGTTTCTGTTCGCGCTCCGGGTGGAGTTGAATGTGCGCAATCAGATATTCCAGCGCATCAATCGGGGCGCGCTCGATTAGGCTGCCCGCCACCATGCGACTCACCGCCGAATCAATCGTGTCGAGAATAAACTTGCATTTCGTCAGCTCGTTGCGATTAAAGAGTGGCACTTTGTCCCCCTTTCATCGAAAGGTGAGCGCAGCGTACAGCGGTGGGATGCGCCGCGAATGTTAGTGTGCGCTGTGTGCGACCCGGAATCGCCTTGGGCGCCGCGTTCGCTTTGCTTTGCCGCTGCCAGTCCATGCGCTCACCTCTCGCAGTTCCAGAACTCGCCGGGTTCTCGCGTGCCTAACCCTTTACCGCCTTGAGTCCCGACCGCGGGATGTCGAGAATGATGTCGCGGCCCCCATTGGCGGCTCCGTAGGCGCCGCGCAGCCGTTCGCGCTCCTGGCGGTCTTCGGGCTTGTCGCTGAAATAGAGTTCCTGATAACGGTCAAGCATCTCCTGCCTGGTCATAGGCTTTCGCCTCCTTTGATTGGTTGATGCATTCGTGGGTAAGCGACTACCCACAGAATATCGCTTCCTTCGCCGTGGTCGGTGAAGCGCACCACATGCTTGATGCCCTGGGCACGCAACGCCTTCCACCGGGCATCTCGTTCGGCACGCCGCAAAAAGGTTTCTCGAATCATAGAATTGGAAGCCGATTGTCGATGGCTCTGTCCGCTACGTTTTCGTTCGGCCCGCCAGCAGGCCGAAATCCCATAACCCGGCCATCCGCCCCGATAAGCAAAGTCCCCAACACCCCGCTCGGTAGCGGTTCCCCATTCGCATCAAAACAGCGAAGGCGAATTTCACGTTCGCTGTGGCGCTGTAACTTCACCACGATGTCGGCGCCTGGCTGCCGCGGTCTTTCCATCGCAAGTCGAATTGCCATGAACTTTTCTCCTCCAGAGCCGCCAAGCCGCCGGGGCGAACGCTTTGGAGGCATTCGCCCTGGGGCTTCGTTGCTCTGCGAAACGCCTGTCCACCATCGTGGGGGTCATCGCCCCATCGCGATGCGGCGTTAGGCAAGTTTAGTCGGCGTCGCCTTCGCGACCCTGGCCCTCAATGGGTTCCGCCCCCACGGGCGCCTCGCCGTCGGGACCGCCTTCGTCTTCGCCCAGAAACGCCAGCCACGGTTTGTTCAGCATCTGTGCTCTCCTTGTTGAGATTAGGCGAACGTAGCCTCACATTCGCCCCCAACAACTACGGGTGCCCTAGGTCTATACCAGCCCCTGTGCCGTCGGAACGGCCATTGAGCGGAAAGCCGCCCAAATCACCGATGAGCACCCAAACTCTTAGACCAGCCCCCCGGAAATCTCCCCCCGAGAGCGGGCCAAACTCTCCCGCCACGCATTATGGGCGGCGCGGAAACTCTCAAACTGCCTTACGATGTTAACTAAGTCCGTACACATGAGGCAAACTTTGTTGGTGCCCACGATACCAATGCCACAGAAAAAGCACTGTCTGTCGGCGCTGGCCTGTTGGAGGTCTGCCTCCACGCAGTTGCGTCGTATCATCTCCCGAACACGGCGCTGTTGGGCGCTAGGGGACAGCGCATTGAATTCGCACTGTGCCTCATAGGTGGAGAATCGCACTATCATGCGTCACCCACCCCATAAATCCCTACGGCCCGAAACTCAGCCCCACACTCGCGCCCATTGGCGGCCGTCCACATAATCTTTAGGTCGCCCCTGGCGGTAAGCACAGCGCGACAAGAGCCGATTACCGCCGGAAGCATATGCCCTTTCGCCGCGATTTCAGCGACCAATGTGCTGAGGTCTGAGTGCTTGTCCCTCATGCGAATTCCCCCAAGCGCATAATCGCCGCATCAATGGCGTCCGGGTAGAACGCCGGCAGCACCTTGTATGCCTGAAACATTGTCCGCATCGCCACAGTGTCCAGCACCGTTGCGATAACGTGTTGGCGGAGTTCCCGTTGTTCGCGCACCGTCCACACAATGCCGGGACGCTGCGCGACGAATCTGTCCCGTATCACCGTAACGCACCTGCGTCCCATGCGGCGTGCGTACCCTTGTTGGGTTTTGGCGGTGGCTCTCGCCAAGCGCGCTTGCCACTGGTGGCGCCTCTCCACTACAGGCGACCTGTCGGCATCGCGCAGCGGGACCACTCGACACCTGCTGTCGGTCATAGCCAACCTACCTTTCTCGCCGCGAACGGCGATGGTTTGTGCAGCGCCAACCAGAACTGACCGGGCTGTCGCGCGTCTTAAAGAGTAGGGAGAGGGGCGAGCCGCCCCCCTCCCCGTGGAGGTTACTTCGTGGCCTGCATCGCCGTGGCCTTTGCCCCGGCAATCTTTTCCGCCTCAGCCTGAGAGTAGCCCACGGCCATCAGACTCTCGACCGCGGTGTTCTGGCGGACTTCCACGTACTCCTCCGCCGGAACGATGTAGTTGTCGTTGAACGAGATGCTCACCGAACGGTTGGCCTTGGCGGGCTTCCCATTGAGCACCGTGTCCACCCCGGTCAGTGTGAACCCAATGGCGTGGGTGGTCGCCGTCGGATTCCCCTTCTCCGAAGTCTTGAAGTGGAAGTCCTCCACCTTCAAAGCCTTCGACATTTGCTGCACCAGACTCAACAGAGTCGCCTTCGACGCTGCCGAAATCCGATGGTTCGTCGGATTTGCCACTGTTGTCTCCTCTTCCAGTGTCCTGCCGCTCTTGGCCTCCGGTGTTCGGTGGCTGTTGCGGCGCTCACCAGAACTTGCCAGGGTCTCGCGCGTTTTAAGAGAAGGGGGACAGTGTGGCTGTCCCCCCTTGGTGCTAGGCAATCTCCAGAGCCGCTTCGGTCAGCACCAGCGTGTTGAACGTCCCGGCCAGATGCTGGTACATCCACTCCACAGGATTATCCTCCTGCCCGGGGTCAAGGTCTGTGCGCTGTAAGCGCCTCAGAATCCTCACACCCAACCGAGCGCCTTCGATTTGCTCGTCCCATTCGTTTTCCGGCATTGTGCCCTCCACGCCGACCAGAACCTTCCGGGTGGTCGCGCGCCTCATAGGTATCAGGGGAGGGTGTAACCCGCTCCCCTTCCGTGCTACTGCTTGTCACTCCGCTGCGAACAGAATACCCGCAAGTCGTTGGCACGCTTGATGGTAGCAGAACCCATCGCCACCGTGCCAGCGTCCCAATGGGGACAATGCTTGAGATGAAAGCCAGTCTGTAGGCACTGCCTACAGGGGGCTTCCGGGGTGCTTTGCATGGCCGTTACCTCCGCCCACCAGAACCCGCCGGGCCATCGCGCGCATTGTAAGCGTAACCTAGCATTACAGTTAGGATACTGGCTGTTAACTCTGCTAAGGCGTTTAATTTAAGCTTCCCCCCGGGGGGTGGGGTGTGATCGAGTTCTCGGGTCCGCGCCCACAGATGTATATATTTTGAAATAGGGCACATAAAGTGTGTTTCTGCGCGGCTAAGTGCTTGCAGGAGACTCACTTACGGGTCCCATCTGAGCCGGGGCCCCCTGATCGGCGGCGAAAATATTTTTTCAAATCTGCTTAAGTTTTCCCTTTTTCAACCGTCTAAAGCTTATGAAGACATAAGCTTCATAAGGAGGGGTGTCGCTTGCGTCTGAGACCCGAAAAAACCTATTTGGGCCCCCTTTTCGCGCCCCCAGAGAAGGCTATGCGGATAACAGAAGAGAATGTTCTTTTGGGTATGCTGGCGGGGGACCCCACAGCGCGAGTCTACTTCTTAGAGAACGGTGTTGTAATGGAGTCTCGGCTTGTCAAAAGAGCGTAAAGGCGAACTTTCCTGGTATCAGGCGGTCGCGGAGCGTATCGCCCGCGAGGGGATGACGCCCCGGGAGGCTGCGGCGGCCGAATACGTCCAGCTCAGCACCCAGGAGCTAGAGAATACCGTTCGCTCTAAGAGCTTCCAGAGGGTCCTGTGGCAGGCCCGGCAGCGGTTTTACCGGGAACTCGCCAACGATCCGGAACGCTCCAAGAACACTTTGATCGGTTTGATGCTGCTTTCACTCGACAGGTTGGCCGACGAGGGCGCCTGGGACAAGGTGGCGGACGCCGCGCTAAAGCTGGCGCGCGTAGAAGGATGGCTCAGTGGAGAGACTAACGTCAATGTATTCGGAAGCCTATCAGCCCGAGAGCTCGCCGACATCAAGGCCAGCGTCAAGGCCCGGTCGGAGACTGTCGGACCGAACTAGGGCACGGATTTTGGTGTACAGTTCACTGGCTTTGAACCTTTATTTGCTCTGCCAGGTGGTTTATCAGAGCTACGTGATCGCTCAGCAGCATGAAGCGATTCAGTTCCTGCTAAAGTTCTGTGGACAACTTAACCAAAGCTAAGCAACAGCTCTCCCAGCTTGATGCCAACGAGGCCCTGGCGGTGCTGGAGGCGCTCGAAAACAAGCGCCAAAAGCAGAGCTTTATCCGCTACTGGCAGCCCTACGACAAGCAGGCCGCGCTGGTCCCCAAGTTCACCGACAAGGTGAAGGTTTTTGGGATTCTGGGCGGCAACCGCAGCGGCAAGACCGAGCTCGGAGCAGCGCTCACCGTCGCGTGGTTCCTCGGCAAAGACTACTTTCGGGACGAGCCGGCCTGGAGTTGGGTGAAGGATTTGCCCATTCCCAGCACCCCCCGCAACATCTGGGTGGTGGGGCTGGACTTCCAGGTGCTGAAGAATGTTATTTGGCACGAAAAGCTGATTACGGGCAGGCTGCATCCGCCGTTTCTGCCCTCCGACCCCCAGAAGATTACTAAGCGCTCGGATGCGGACTTTCAGATTTTCGGCGCCGACGGCAGCATTCTCACCTGCAAGTCGGCCGATTCGGGCCGTGAGAAGTTCCAGGGCGCCAGTTGCGACTTTATCTGGATTGACGAGGAGCCCGAGGAAGACATCTACAATGAGTGTTTCCAGCGAACCGCTGACTGCGCAGGAAGAATTCTGGTCACACTTACTCCCCTGGTCGACGTGGCTTCGGGGGTACGCACCCCTTGGGTCTTTAACCTTTACGAAGATTTTAAGTCTGGCGCAAAAGACATCCACTTCGAACAACTCTCGGTCCTAGATAATCCTTTTGTGCCGGCGCTTGAGAAAGACCGTCTAAAGGAAAAGTGGGCAGGCCACTTCGAAGAAGATGCTAGACTTTATGGAAAGTTTGTCCGACGTTCTGGGCTTGTATACCCCATGTGGGACCGAGAGCGTCATCTGGTTAAGCCAGCCCGATTCCCCTCTTGGTGGCGCAAGGTGGTATCGATCGATCCCGCCGCCACCGGGGTTACTGCCGTTCTGTGGTGCGCCATCGACCCCCGCGGAAACCTCTATTTCTACCGCGAATACTACGAGCGCGACAAGGTAGTTTCGGAGCACTGTAAAGACATTCTGGCGATGACGGGCGGCGAAACCATTGATGCGTGGTTCATCGACCCGAAGTGGGGGGCTAGCCGCAACGCCGAAACCCACAAAACCGGCGCCCAGCTCTACCGGGAGTCGGGAATTCCAGTTAGGTTGGCGTCGCCGGGCGAAGACTACGGACAGTTTGAATCGCGCGAATACTTGAACGCGGCTCTCGATCCCGCGCCGCGGCACCCCTTTGCTAAGTTCACCAGCGATCTCGAACACTTCCAGGACGAAATCAAACACTACACCTGGGATATCTTCGGCAAGGGCGACAAAAAGGGTTTAAGCAAAGAAAAGCCCATCAAGCGCAACGACCACTTGATGAACGCTTTTCAATACATTTGTGGAATGCGTCCGGGCGGGCGGCCCCAGCGCCAAGAAGACTTAACCAAGGACGAGCTGCGCGACCGCGCGAAGCTCGATTCCTACACCTAAAAGGAGAAATAAATGGCTCTTCCCGCTGCCCCCACGAACATCACGTTCTCCAGTAACTCGAACTCGGGTGTCAAGGCGACGATTGGTCAGGTTGTGCCCGGAGGTACCGTGGCCACGACCGACTCGATTATCTATCGCGCCGACAACGCTGTTTGGGACGACACGATTGGCGCCTTCATTGACCCCAATCTGTCTAACCTGACCCGGATCTACTAATGGCTTTACCGGCGGCACCCGCAAACATCACCTATTCGAGCGTTACGCAGAACACCTCCGGAGTCCAGATAACTGGTTCCGCCCACACTGTGATTCTGCGTGGCGACATGGCGGTTTGGGACGACACCTCTGCGAAGTTCGTCCTGCCCGAAACAACCAATTTAGCTGCGAAACTCACAAACGCTGGCTAACACAAAGGATAAAAAAGAATGGCTATTTCAGCTCAGAACGTAACCTACCAGGGAAACGGACCGACCGCGAGCTCTCAGATTCTTGCTGCGAACCTCAGCGCCCCCTCTGACCAGAACCTAGTTGGGTCTGCAACCTTTACGCTTGATGGCTCGGCGACCTCCGCGACGCTGAACTTCATCGACGGTACGGCCGCGCTGCCCTTTACGCCGACCGCGGTTTTGTGCAACGTGACCGGCGGAAACCAGGGCGCCACTGCGTTCGTTTCCGCGATTGCGGACGCCCCGGCCAACGGTGTGTCCACGACCGTGCGGTTTTCGGCGGCCGGCACCAACGCGAAGACCCTTCAGGTCAGCTTTCTTATCATCAAGTAAGCGTTTCTAAAGGAGACTAGCGAATGTCCTATACCTTTAGAAGCGAAAACGTCCCGGCTGGCGCTATCGTATTCCAGCCCCAGGGTGTGGCGACGCCGCAAGGCATCGACGACCCTGGAACGCTGCGACTCGACGCCAGCCAGAATGCGCTCTTCTTCCGCCTGAACGGTATCACCTATCAGCCGGCGATGGGCGCAATCACCAACATCACCCCGGTTACCGCCACCAACCCGTCCGCGGCCGCGAACCTAATGACGTTTGCGTTCCCAGCGGGGTCGCTCAACAACCTTGGGCGCACGCTGTCCTTGTATGCCTATGGGCTGTACACGACCGCCAGCGGCCAAACCCCCACCCTGAACCTCACCGTCATCATGAACGACGGTACGAACACCCGAACCCTGCTGTCTTGGACCTCGGGGGCGACCACCGCCTCCTCGTCCAACTTCCCGTGGAACTTCGATTGCACGATTGTGACCACGGCTGCTGGCAGCTCCGGGACGTTTGAGGGCCACGGCACCGCAAACGTCACCCTAGGTGCGTCCGCGGGTGGTGCGCTAACCAGCTACAACGACGTGATTACCGGAGCCAGCTCCGCGCTAGACCTCACTAAGGTCAACACCATGACCGTACAGTGTCTGTTTAGCTCTTCGAACGCCGGCAACTCGGTGACCGAACGCGTTTTGTGCGCTGACATCTACAACTAACCGCTTTGAGGGCCGAGCGATATCGGCCCCAAATTTCGGAGGCCTTGTGGACAAACGCTGTTTAGGTGGGCACCGCTTCTTCGTGGCCGACACGTATGCGGTTCCGGGCGAAGGTAAGGTGGGCGCGATTATAATTTGTACTGCCTGTGGGGAGGGGCGCAGCCAAAGCTTTACCGTTGCGGCCCCCAGTTCCCACATTCAGCTCCTCAAAGGAAAAGAAAATGGACGAGACCTACCGCAGGATAGAGAAGTCGACGCCTGAGTTTCCCATGGTAAAGGATGTCTACGAGAAGTCGAACGTAGATAATCCGCACGCCGACGGCACGCCGAGCTCGATTAGCTTTCAGCATGCCCGAAAGGCCGGCCAGGAATGGGGGGTGGGAACGCTCCCCGTG